ATTTTATCAACGAGTTTGTAGAACGTTGTAAAGCAGGAGAATATTATATCAAAGGCGATGATACCCGTAGCTTCTGTTATGTAGACGATGCTGTAAAAATGACCGATATGCTTGTACGCAATCACAGCAATAAAACTGTAAATGTTGGTAGACAAGACGAAGTTAAAATAAGTGTAGTAGCAAAACTAATAATGGGTATAATGGGTATCAACCCAGATAAATTACAAGTTTTTGGATCACCGATTGGTAGTGCTAGTCGTCGTTGCCCGGACACAACATTAGTGCAGTCTCTTACTGGGTTTAAAGATTATACACCATTGGAAGTAGGGTTAAGAAAAACTGTAGAAAGTTTACTATGAAGATTGGCATAGTAGGAATGGGTGTTGTAGGTAATGCCAACGCAACGGGGTTTAAACTTCTAGAACATATTGTAGTAGAACATGACATAAAGTTTGATACGAAAATTGAAGATTTAACTGATACAGAAGTTGTATTTTTATGCTTACCTACACCAGACCTTAACGGGTCATGTGATACCAGTGCGATTGAAACAGTAATACAAGAATTGATTAAAATAGACTATCAAGGTATAGTATGTATTCGTAGCACAGTTGAGCCTGGATTTACAGAGCAAATGATTAATACCTATTCTAAGCTAACCATATGTTGTGCTCCTGAATTTTTAAGAGAACGTGCAGCAGAAGATGACTTTATTAACAATCATATGCTGTTAGCAATTGGAACAGCTGATCCGTATGTGTTTAATAAGATTGTGGCAGTGCACGGACATCTACCTAAAAATGTAAAACAATTATCTCCTACGGAAGCAGAGATGCTTAAATATTTTAACAATTCGTATGCTGCATTGCGTATTACATTTGCTAATATATTTTACGAGTTGTGCAAAAAACTTGATTGTAATTATAGCACAGTGAAAGAAACGTATGCATTAACCGGCAAAACTAAAAACATTTATTTAGATGCAAACAATAGTCTTAGGGGATATGGCGGAATGTGCTTGCCTAAAGATGTAAGTGCTCTTGCTGCAACACTTGATAAATTTGAACTCGAATTTGATTTAATAAACAGTATAGACAGTGACAATAGTAAATTTCAAAGAACAATTTTTACTGGAATGCGTGGATGATACCCGGGGAAGCACTAATATACGAAAGAGTAGACAGCGTTGTGTATGCCCGTTACCGTGACAAGCCTGAAATAGCTCGTTGGATCATTGGCGGCGATCCGGGTGCTGTTGCTAGAGCTAACGGTCGATTTATAAGCGACAATGAATTTCAAGACATATGTAAATTAAGTTTAACAAATGTTACAATTAAAGAGCTTCTTGACCAGTTAATTGCAGCATACACTTTAGTGAGAGAAGACAAATGAAAGACTATCAATTATGAAAACCAATGTGTTCTTAAAAATCGATAGAATGGATATGCATGCGGTGCATTGTCTGCGTTTTTGGTTGGAAACGTTTAAAGATTACCCAACGTGGATATTGTGTGACAGAACCGAAGAAGATGGAAGTCGTCCTAAAATATTAGACACTTGTTTTATTGATTATCCGCAAACAAAATTTGTTGCTAGTGATAGAAGTTTAGTAAGTTATCTCAAAGAGCTTAAACCCCGTAAGCGCAACATGGCAACCGCCAACTTAACAGGGTTTGAATTAAGCAAAGACAACAGTGACAACTTCTGGATGATTGACGCAGACGACACACAGTTTTTAACGCACAGGTGGGATGCACTCAATGATAAAATCCACAATGCTGAAAACTATCTAGTAGAGCACAAGTTGGACGGATTTAGTTTAGACTTTTACAGTACACACAATGCAGGCTGGACCTTTGGTGTAGCATTGTTTCGCAGTTCTCTAGACTGGACAGAACTAACACAAATCCCAGGAGACGAAATGCGTGACTTTATGTTTCCACGCAACATCGATGCTGCATTTCATTGTATGCGAGAAAGAAAACTGTGGAAGCTGGAAAGTTTTGTGTTCAGTGGCATGAGTTTTCAACATGTGTACAACAATTATCCAGACATGGTCAACGGAGTTTACTACTGGAACAAAGGCAAACTTTGGGATATTCCGTTACCTGAAAGAATTGTTAGCATATGACGTTGAATGTAATAGTACAAGCAGGGGGCCGCGGAAGTAGACTGCGTCATCACACGTGGAACAAACCCAAGTGCTTGGTTAGTGTGCACGGAAAGCCTTTGCTGTATCATTTGTTTGACAAATTCCCAAATGCACGTTTTATTATTATCGGTGATTACTTGTATGAACAATTGGAAAACTATTTACAAGTTGATAGCCCTGATGTTGAATACAAATTAATTCGTGCAAATGAAACAGGTACTTGTGCCGGCATTGCTCAAGCACTGGATGCAGTGCCCAAAGATGAACCAGTGTTGTTAACTTGGAGTGATTTGATCATCAATCATATTGCACCTTTTCCGGATAACGCCGATCGTCCTATTGTGTGCTTAACTGATGCATTTACTTGTCGTTGGAGTATGCAACCAGATGGGCTTGTAGAGTCACCCAGTGAAACAAACGGCGTGCCAGGTATATTTTATTTCCCTACGCAAGAGCATTTTCCAAAACCACCACTTAGCGGTGAGTTTGTTAAGTGGTTTAGTAATAATGTTAGTGACTTTGATACAGTTACAGAACACCATCTCGAAGAACTCGGTGACTTCGGGGCAATAGAAGCAAACAACAGCAAACTAGGATTTTGTAGATTCTTTAATAATGTTGATGTGCAAGACGATGTTGTTGTAAAACAAGCAATCGATTCTGACTATGCACACTTGATAACACAAGAGCATGCGTGGTACAGTGCAATCAATGATTTGGGTTTTAAAAGAATACCAAGCGTAGGAGTAGACTCGCAATATCTTACAATGTCTAGAGTTAAAGGCCAGCATGTGTGGGAATTGCAGGATCTTACTGCAAGAGAACAGCGCAGTATGCTAGCAGACATTATTTACACACTGCAAGACCTGCACAGCAAAGGGCAACAGCCTGCTAACAATGATCAAATAAAACATGTTTACATTGAAAAAACACAAAATAGAGTAAACAGTGTTAGTAAGATTATACCTGGATTTAATAAAGCAAGTTTCACAGTCAATGGCGTAAAATGTATTAATATATTTCATAGTACACATTCGCACTTGTGGAATCAAATCAATAATGCATTACAAACAACATGGTTTACTCCTATACATGGTGATCCAACTTTTTCCAATACAATTATTGATAATAATCTCAAAGCTTGGTTTATTGATCCCAGGGGATATTTTGATGAACCTGGTATTTTTGGCGATCCAATATATGATTTTGCCAAAGTTTACTACAGTGCCATTGGGGGATATGATAACTTTAATCGGCGCAAATTTAAACTACACATCGACGATGACACTTGTGAAATCATCATGCCTGTTGCGCCTACTGCTGAAATTGCAGAAAATGTGTTTGAAGAACTATTGCCTGAATATATGTCAAAAATTGAATTGCTACACGGGCTAATTTGGCTAGCACTCAGTGGGTATGCTAAAGACGATATTGACAGTGTAATTGGTAGTTTCTACTATGGGTTGTACTGGCTAAACAAAGGATTAACAAAAATACAATGATACCATTTGAACTCAGTAACAATCTAAAACACACGTGGTTTTTTGACTTAGATGGGACCATATTTAAACACAACGGTTTGTTCGACGATGGGCACGACACATTACTTCCTGGGGTTGTTGAATTGTGGGACATGATTCCAAGAGATGATGTTATTATAATTACAACTGCTCGAAGCGATCCATGGAAAGATGCAACCTTACTTTTTCTCAAGGAAAGCGGAATACGATATGACCATATACTGTTTAACTTGCCGATGGGGGAACGTATTGTGGTTAACGATGACAAGCCCGAAGGACTGTTAACAGCAATTGCATGGAACGTGAAAAGAAATCAAGGATATCGGGTATGAGAAAAGTTTTAGTCACAGGGGGTTTTGATCCACTTCACAGCGGGCACATAGCATATTTTAAGGCAGCAAGAGAACTTGGCGACAAGCTTGTTGTAGGAGTTAATAGCGATGAATGGCTCGCACGTAAAAAAGGTCGCCCTTTTATGTCCTTTGAAGAGCGCTGTTCTATTATTAAAGAATTAGCATGTGTAGATGAAGTTATTGGGTTCAATGACAATGACAACACAGCATGCGGTGCAATTTTTCAATTGCTGTCTACAGCAAGTAGTCAAACAAAAATTGTATTTGCCAACGGCGGTGACAGAACCAAAGACAACATTCCAGAAATGGTTTATTCGGATGTAGAGTTTGTGTTCGGTGTCGGCGGCGAAGATAAAAAGAATAGCAGTAGTTGGATACTCAAGGAGTGGAGTCAACCCACAACACAACGTGCGTGGGGAAGCTACACAGTATTGCACAATGGTCCGGGGTGGGCCGTTAAAGAACTTGCATTTGGAACTGAAACGCCGCTGAGTGATCAACGACATTTTATACGCAGTGAACATTGGCATGTAGTCGAAGGCGATATACGCATGGACTTGGAATTTGCCAACGGCGACAAGTCAAGTATAGTATATACATCAGGACAAAGTATTGATATTCCTGCACACACCTGGCACAAAGCAACTAATGTTGGCAATGTTACTGCTAAAGTAATCGAAGTTTGGATGGGCACCAAACTCAGTGAAGATGATATTGAAAGAAGAGACTAATGACAGATATTCTCACAGTTTACATTGGTTGGGACAGCCGCGAACCTATTGCTGCCGATGTGTGTCGTTACAGCATACTAAAACATGCAACTATTCCAGTAGACATACAATTTCTAAAACAAGACGATTTACGCATGCGTGGATTTTATAGTCGCGAAGTTGATAAACTTGCAAGTACAGAATTTACGTTCACTCGTTTTTTAGTACCAGCACTTAACAATTACGAAGGTACTGCTATCTTCATGGATAGTGATATGATACTAGTGGACGATATTGCTAAACTCATCGAGGAAGTTGATCCCAAAAAAGCGGTAACTTGTGTTCAGCATGATTACACTCCCAAAGAAGGTGTAAAGATGGATGGGCAACAACAAACAGTTTATCCACGTAAAAACTGGAGCAGCATGGTTGTGTGGAATTGCGCACACAAGGGCAATAAAAAAATAACTGTTGATGTTGTTAACGACTCAGATATAACAGGTGCATACTTGCACAGGTTTAGTTGGCTCAAAGATAGAGAAATTGGAAAAGTTGCCCCAGAATGGAATTGGTTAACAGACTGGTATGTAGAACCTCGTGACGGTAGCCCTAAACTTTTGCACTACACTGAAGGAGGCCCATGGTTTGAAAATTATGAAGATTGTGCGTATGCTGATGTGTGGAATGCATATCATAACGAATACTTGGAAACGTTAAACAATCCCACAATTAGTGTAAGTGATTTGACACTACCAGAAGACATTAGAAATGATATTAAAGATTTATTAAAACTACGCCGCGACCCTTTTGGTATATTTAACGAAGACAGTATGGACAACATCGTTGAACGTATAACACGATCTCATAATAACCCGGGCTGTATGGGCATTGTTGACGCTGGCGTTACTCAATCGAAAGGAGAATCAAAGTTGGATGTAATAGTAGAGAGTTTTTTATTAGGGTCCAACGGGGTGTTTGGAGCAAGCAAGCACGTAGAATTAACTGATTTGTCAGTACCAGTTGTAGTAAGGGGTATTGCTAAAAAGAAAGTAATACATAGATGTATAGAAGAAGAACGAGATTTTTACTACATTGACACTGGCTATTTTGGCAACGGCAAGCATAAAAAATATCATCGAATTACTAAAAATGCGTTACAGTACAGCGCACCATTGTATCAACAATGCCGTGATGATAGATTTCTCAAAACAGGTGTTACGATTAAAAGGCACACGCAGGGCAGAAATATACTGTTGTGTCCTCCTAGTCAAAAAGCATTATCTTACTGGAGTGTGGATTTAGCAGAATGGTTAGAAGCAACAATCGATGAAATTAAACAGCACACTGACAGGCCTATTGTAGTCAGGGAAAAACAAAGCCGACATGCTCGAGTTAATGTGGACACAATGGAAATGGCACTATCTCAAGATGTGCACTGTTTGGTAACTTACAACAGTATTGCTGCGGTAGAAGCATTGATATTTGGAAAGCCAGTGTTCACAATGGGACCAAATGCAGCGCAGCCATTGGCCAACACAGACTTAAAGAAAATTGCAACTCCTTACATGCCGTCTATTTCTGAAGTTAGAAATCTTTGCTGCAATTTAGCATACAATCAATTTACACCCAAGGAAATGCAAGACGGAACTGCCTGGCACATATTACAGGAGAACTACAGCAGATGACGTGGGATTATGATGTTGTTGTGTACTTGAGCAGTCTTCCTAAGATTCGCAATCATAATATTAAAGTACAGATCATGCGAGCATTTGCAGACGGCGCAAGACAATGTGGTGCACGTGTGTTGGTTGATGAAAATTTGCGTGATCGGCAATTACATCGTGCAAAACTAGCAGTAATCATTGGGTGGGTTGGTATGAGCTATAGTGGTCCGCACATTTATCATAGAGAAGCTATTATTAATCATCAACGGGCAATTGGCGGCAGAGTTATGAGCATTGATGGAAGTTGCTTTAAGTTTCACAATGAACACGAAAACATGTGGTTGCGTTACAGTCTTGACAGTGTTTTTTACAACGAAGGTGAATATGCTAACAGTAACAGTAATCACACTCATTGGTATATGGTGCGTGATACGTTAGGACTCGAAATAAAGCCGTGGAAAAATTATGGTGATCATATTTTAATATGCTTGCAGCGTGATAACGGCTGGAATGCCAAAGGATTTGACCAAATAGCTTGGCTACAAAAAACATTAAAAATTATACGCAGTCAAGTTAGCACTACTATTAAAATACGTCCGCATCCTGGTACTATGGACAAACCATGGGCACAATTAATCGGCCAACATCAACACGTTGAAATTGTTGACAGTACCAAACGTACACTTCAACAAGATGTTAAGGGCGCAAAGGCCGCAGTATTTTACAACAGCTCGAGCAGTGTGTTAAGCGTATTAGAGGGTGTACCAACATTTGTCAGTGAAGAAAGTGCAGTAACGTGGGACGTTGCAAATCATAATATTAGAGATATTTTTAGTCCTCAAATGCCCAACAGAGAACAGTGGTTGAATAATTTATGTCAAGCACATTGGACTATTACACAAAGCCGAAATGGTGAAATATATCGACACTTTGAACCGCACTTACCAGCCTAGTATACAGTCGTTTCTCACATTAGCTAGTTGAACCATTCCCCAACTTTTCAGTAATTCGACACTGCCATATTGTGTTTCTTCGGTTATGCCTGTGTCCTTGTGTAGTTTTTGTTCAACTACAATTACTGGACGATGTTTTTTAATAGTTTGTTTTGCGCCTTGTAGTATGGATAGTTCATAGCCTTCGCAATCAATTTTAATATAATCAACAGCATCAAATTCTAAACTATCTAACTTGTGCATGTCAATGGATCCGTTGCCAATTGTATTGTTGTCAACATGACTGTGGCCGGTATTACCATTGGTAACAACCATATCGATGGTGGTATCTTCTGGTCCCAATGCATAAGGACGAATGTCTATATTATTGTTAGCAACATTTTTAATTAAACAATCACGAAAGTCGCTCACTGGTTCGAATGCAATAACTTGTGCAAAATGCAGTGCAAGATCTCTGCTCCACAAGCCAATGTTTGCTCCAATGTCAAGTGCAACACTTTTTTGCTTTACATATCGTAAACTTTTATTGCGTACTGGTTCTTGATACACTGGTTCAAAACCTTTGCGTATATTTTTATCCAGCATTTCTACAAAGTGTGTGTCTTGGTCTGGGAACCACCAACCATGTTTTTCATACATTTAAAATCTTCTTCCAGTACGGGTGGTTGCTGTGCAGCCTAACTTCTTTTGCTTTACTGTGTCCACGTTGCTTGCGATCACCTTTCATGTGATCCAAATACATTCCTAGCTTGCTGTTAATAAACGGGTGTCCTGCTAGTCCCTTGGTGTCAGGCTCGGGATTGAGATCATAAAAGCTTGCACCTTTGTTATCGCGGTAATGTTTTCTCTGCACATCAAACAAGTAACTGTCATGCCATTCACGTTCATTAAACATGGTGTCGTTGATGTACATTCCGGCAAAGTCATTAACAAACTCAATGCCCAATGGGTGTCGACGATTGTACCCCACCCATCCGCATTCGCTGTGGTATCTATCAGTCCGTCCTAGGTGGGTTGCAATAAAATCATCTGGGCTAATGCTGTCTAAAAATTCAACACTTAATGGGCTATGAGTGTGGCTGTCTGCGTCTAACCAAATAATCCAATCGCTGTCAACAGTGTTTACTGCGTGGTGCACTGCAAACACTTTGTAACAAAATCTCACACCTTGCCATTTAAAATGTTTGCGTTCACTCCATTCTCCTTGGTTGTGAGGGCCCAATCCACCGTGTGCTTCTGGGTTGTTTTTGTGTCTTTCAACAAAACTTTTACATTCATTGCTAACACTAAGTAAATCAACACATCGTACATTCTTCTTGGTTATTCTCGGGGTGCAATTTTCTGTGTAAACAATCATGTCGACGCTGTCGGGCCAATGCTGCTCAAATGAATCAATCATCCGTTGGCCGTATAATTCCAAGCCCTCCTGATGAAATGTGGTAACTACTGTATAACGTTTCATACGAGTATTTATAACCATGATCATTAACATAGCATATTATCCGGAACAGTGTGCACTGAACAGCCCCACCGTGCTGGAAGCATTTCTTAATAGTTGCAGAGCAGCAGGTATAACGCCAGTTGAAAATAGTTTAGATTGTGATGCTGTTGTAATATGGAGTGTATTGTGGAACGGGCGCATGGCAAAGAACAAACAAGTATACGATCACTATCGCAGTCAAAATAAACCAGTGATTGTAATTGATGTTGGTGCACTTGATCGTGAAATAACTTGGAAAATAGCAGTTAACAATATCAATGCCAATGGCTATTACGGACATCAGCAAAATTTAGACTGGGATAGACCTGCTGCCCTGGGGTTAAAATTAGACAAGTTGCCACAGCAAAATGATAGTATTTTGATAGCATTACAGCATCGTAAAAGTTTGCAATGGGAAAACATGCCTGATCTTCCAACTTGGACCAGGAAAACTATTGCCGATCTACGCAAGTATACAGACCGGCCAATAGTAGTTAGGCCGCATCCACGCAGTCCTGCATTTATCCCCCCACATCGATTTATGTTGGAAAACTTTGTTAATTGTACAATGGAACAACCTATACGAGTGGACGACACTTATGACAAATACAACATTGACTACGGATATCATGCAGTAGTGAATCATTGTAGCGGCCCTGGTATTAGTGCAGCAATTGCCGGTGCAACTGTGCTAACTGATTCGAGCAGTCTTGCATATCCAGTTAGTACACATTTAGAAAACATCGAAACCCCTACATCAACAAATAGAGAACAGTGGTTTGTAGAAATATGCCACACTGAATACACTGTGCCAGAAATAGAACAAGGACTATGGCTAAAAAGATTAAGCGACTCACTGGAGTAAATGATGTGATAGATTGTGCATGCTTAATACATGACACACTGTATGACTGGACATATGTAGATAGACTTTATAATAGTCTATGTCGCAACCTAACACCCCAAGTTAGAATGCATGTGTACACAGAAAGCACACGTCACGTGCCTGCCCCTTACATCAAGCATGCGCTAGAAGAATGGGATGGCGTTAGGGGACCCAAGCGTAGTTGGTGGTACAAGATACAACTCTTTAACACACAAAACTGTTTAAAAGATCAAGTAAAAATGTTGTATTTTGATCTTGACACTGTCATTGTGGGGAATATCGATTGGTTGTGGCAAGTTAACAAAGATAAATTTTGGGCAGCACGAGATTTTAAATATCTTATGAAAAGTAGTAAATGGGCAATTAATAGCAGTGTGATGTGGTTTGATATAAAGGACTATGCATATGTGTACAATGAATTTGATCCAAAATCGATCATTGATAATCCAAGATGTCCATGGCATGGAGATCAGGACTATATTTTTGAAAAAGTAAAAAACGATGTTGCGTTTTATAATTCTGACCAAATCCTCAGTTATCGATGGCAAGTAATGCACGGTGGATATGATTTTCGGTATAGAAAACACAAAGACCCTGGCGCCCCAAGTGTTGTGCCACCAGAAGCAAGTGTGCTGATATTTCACGGAAATCCCAAACCACACAGTGTTAAAGATAATATAATATCTCAGCATTGGTGCTAAATACATTTGTAATAGCGCAAGCACTACAGCGGCCGCAGTTGAGTAGTGTTGTTATAATTACCGGGTATGGCTACGCACTAAAGCGGCCTGCCTAACACTGCGGGTTTGAATAAACAAGTTTAGGAAATAAATATGGCATTAAGAACAGTAAAATTGCTAGCTACAAGTGTATCAACCGCGGATATAACCATCCTTTGGGACGGCACAGAAGTACAAACAGGTGCAGTGACTCCAGTTAGCAGAACAGGCGCCTGGGCCGGACCTGGTCCAGATTCTGAGGAAGGCTACGAGTTAATCGGAACCTGGACATTTGAAGATGATGATCACGCTGAAGTTCATGATCACACATTGAGTGTAACAGTTAATTCGGGTTCGTTAAATCTCGGAACATTGTGGTTTAGCACAGATGGAGTAAACACCGAAGATGCATCATTGGGCAGCAAAGGTATCACTGAGAGCTATAATCTAGTAGGTGTAGGATTTTTACAACCTTATCCATGGCCAGGTTATGCTACAATTGCTGACGGTGAATCGTGGCAGGATCACGTTGCAGATAGAAGCAACATTTTAATTAATGGGTCTGCCCCATTTGTTGCAGAAGGATATACACCAACAGGACCTAGCGATGCTCCAACATATCTTGGCTGGTTCTTTGCACTAGAAGCAGGCGATGTATTTACGTGCACAGCTAGATGCCCAGCAATATGGTCGGCTTGGTAAAGAATAACACATAAACTATGTTAAAAGCACCTTTGCGGGTGCTTTTTTCTTGACATTGTTGATACACTATGCTAGTATATTATTATAAACGCAGGAGTACACAACTATGCAAATTTCAGAGTTTAGGAAATTTTGTCAAGACAAGTGGTTTGAACACAGAGATGAAATTTATAACTGGACCAACGAGTTAGTTTGTTACGACGACACCTATTACTTTAACAAACACAAATATGTACTCAAGCGTATGTTCAAGGAACGTAATAATGCTAAATGATGGATTATCACAATATCAAAAAAATCTACTAGATAAAATTTGGTCTGTGGATAAAGAAAGCGATCTACTTGATTGGGTTGTTACATTACCACCTAAGCAACGTGACGAAGTTGCTGTACTAGTTGAGTTAGTTATACTTGACAGTATTGATGCATTAGTCAATGATATGAGTACATACACCGATGCACTTAACATGATTATAAAGTGCAAAAAGAGTTAATACAATGAATAAACTTATATGGCAAATCATACACGTATCTTTGACTGTTGCATTTATTGTAATTCCTGTAATTGCAATAGCATTGATCGTTATTTAAGATAAAGAAAGGAAATTATATTGTCAAATCATGAACCCACCCCGCAAGAGGTTATTGACGAATGGCTAGCCAAGGGCAACGAAATCACAGTCTGTGAACCTAATGCTCGCACTGAAGAACTTTTGATAAATCCATGGCAACGCAAACGAGGACGGCCAAAAGCAAACCCAGGACCCAAGGGTAAAAAATGACGAGTTCATTTAAAAATTTAGCAATTCGATTTACTTCCGATGTTATGTCTTTAATTGCACTTGTTGGAATTATTTGCTATATTGTTAACTAAAAGGTTGACAGCACGATAAAACTATCTTATAATGTTATACATAAGCTAAAAAAGCAAACACTGTAAGGAGCTAGAAATGCCTAAACTAAAGCAAAAACAAGCAGAAACAATTAAATTTGAATCCGATGATGCAGTAATGAAACGCATTGAAACTCGATTCGATATCTTACACGATATGACCAAAGCGGTTATCGCAGGCGATGTTCGTGCAATGATTGTAACTGGACCTCCGGGTGTGGGTAAATCATATGGTGTTGAAAAAGAACTAGACAAAAGTTCGATGATGGATGCTATTGCTGGGCGCAGTATCAAATATGAAGTAGTTAAAGGTGCAATGACTGCACTAGGATTGTATGCTAAATTATATGAACACGCAGACAAGAATCATGTGCTGGTATTTGATGACTGTGACAGTGTGCTAATGGATGAGCTCAGTCTCAACATCCTAAAAGCTGCACTAGACAGTGGCAAGAAGCGTGTACTGCATTGGAATGCAGATAGTGCAAAACTTCGTGCAGAAGGTATTCCAAACAAGTTTGAATTCAAAGGCGGTGTTATTTTTATTACCAACGTTAAGTTTGAAAACATTCGCAGCAAAAAAATGCAGGATCACCTCGAAGCATTGCAGAGCCGTTGTCACTATCTAGATCTTACATTGGATACAATGCGTGACAAATATCTGCGCATCAAACAAATTTGCAACACAGGCGAACTGTTTAATGGATACGATATATCCAAAGAACAAGAAAACGCAATACTTGACTTTATGAACGACAAAAAAGAAACACTACGTGAAATGAGTTTACGTATGGCACTCAAAATAGCTGATCTTACAAAAGTATCTCCGAATTGGAAAGAACTTGCAGAGAACACTGTTATGCGCCGTAGGTGAAGTAGATCGCCAGATATCTAGCTCCTAGGCGATCTAAAACTTGACGGGCAGTTGCAACAATGCGCTGCCCGTCCTTTTAAGAGAAAAACAAAATTACATGAAGAACATAACTGTTAGGCTTAGTAAAAAAGACAATCATCAAGATACCTATGATTTAAACTTTGATTTAATCTCTAGTAGTTTCCTGCCAAAATGGATTGATAGATTCTTACACGCACAACAACGCCAAGATGCTATTAGCGAACCTTGGGCATTGTACAATCTCAATGATCAGTGGAATGCACAGTATACAGTTGATTTTTTAAATCAAAATATCAACACTTGTAATAGCATACACCCAGGTATGTTTACTAGAAATATTTCTGACATCGATGATCAAGATACCTTGAATTACCTGCACAGTGTATTTGAGTTGCACCATGGACAATTAGATACTTGGCAAACTAATCCTATTTTTCAGACTGAACAAGGAAATCAATTACGACAGTGCCTTAGTCATATCAATCAAACTGTACATCGTTGCGAAGGGCATACACGCCTTGATCCAAAATTTAGAGTGGTGTACTTTGATTTGCCAAAGACTAAGCGGTTCACCGAAGATGATTATAAGTTATTTGTAAACACTGTTGACTTTGGTGGAATGTACACTCTGTATGCTGATGTTGGCAAGCCGCTGGACGCACTAGCAATCGATGATGACGACCACCATCATGATTTTGTTCCAAATTTGCACTACAGTGTAGACTTCCAAGTTGGTTTTTATGATAACACTGACAACTTTTTTATTCATAAATGCAAAGAGTTTTATGATGCTAATGCAACATACTTCAATGATAAAGGCTACCAATGGGGCGACCCTGAGCTAACCACTGGGCATATCAAAATAGCACAGTTAAGGTATGACAACAAGCAATTAGTTTTAGACAACTTAAAAAATTACAACAACATACAATCAGTATTTGTTTATTAACCAATATAGCTTGACTATATGGAAAAAATGTGGTACAATACATTATGAGAACAGCAACACTAGTAATAAACGACGAAGTCAACTTAAAAATCACTGGCTTAGAACTGGATGTTCGCAAGAAGCTGGTTAACACTTTTAAGTATGATGTGCCACATGCAAGATATTTGCCGGCAGTGCGACTAGGCCGATGGGATGGCAAAGTTGCATACTTCCAAATGGGTGGCAGTACATATTTAAACTTGCTGCCCGACATTATTCCTATACTTGAAGACTTTAACTACGATATCGAAGTCCAAGACAATAGAGATTATCGAACCACGTTTAAGTTTGAGCCGGTTACTGAGGAATCTTATGCTGATATACTTTGGCCAAAGAATCATCCAGCAGTGGGGCAGCCAGTTAAGCTGCGTGATTACCAAGTTGAAATTGTAAACAGTTTTTTAGAAAACCCACAATGTATACAAGAAATTGCAACAGGTGCAGGCAAGACTATTATGACTGCGGCATTAAGCGAACGTGTCGAAACTTACGGACGCAGTATTATTATTGTGCCAAACAAAAGTCTGGTAACACAAACTGAAGCAGACTATATAAACATGCAATTAGATGTGGGTGTGTTTTATGGTGATAGAAAAGAATTTGGGCACAAGCACACAATCTGTACATGGCAAAGCTTGAATGTACTGCTAAAGAATACCAAGAATCATAAAGTGGATATTACAATACACGAGTTCTTAGAGGACGTAGTAGCTGTTATTGTTGACGAAGTTCACATGGCAAAAGCAGATGCACTAAAAACACTGCTAACTGGTGTAATGAGTCAGATACCACTGCGCTGGGGATTAACAGGCACAGTGCCCAAAGAACAATTTGAATTTCAAGCACTGCACGTTGGGCTGGGCCCAGTGATCAATCAACTTGCAGCCAGCGAGCTACAGGAAAAGGGCGTACTTGCAAACTGCCATGTGAATGTTGTGCAACTAGTAGACAATGCTGAGTTTACAAACTATCAAAGTGAACTAAAATATCTGTTCGAAGACAAGGGCAGACTAGACACAATCTCTGGAGTAGTTTTAGAAGTAAACAAAACCGGTAATACTCTTGTGCTAGTAGACCGTATTAGTGCCGGACATGAACTACTGAGCAGACTAGGCGACAACGCTGTATTTGTTAGTGGCGCAACTAAATCCAAAGACCGACAAGATGAGTATGATGAAATAGCCACATCAACTGGTAAAATTATTATTGCAACATACGGTGTTGCGGCTGTGGGTATTAATTTACCACGTATTTTTAATCTTGTGTTACTCGAACCTGGTAAGAGTTTTGTGCGAGTTATACAAAGTATTGGCCGCGGTATTCGAAAAGCAGAAGATAAAGATCATGTGCAAATTTGGGACATAACATCAACTTGTAGATTTGCTAAAAGGCACTTAACCAAACGTAAACAATTTTACAAAGAAGCAAACTATCCATTTACTGTAGAAAAGTTGAAATGGGAGGAGTAAGACCAAATGAAATATGTATCAATAGCATTTTTACCCGGATCGTGTGGTAACTTTTTTTCTAGGTGTTTAAACTTATTAAATAATGCACATTGTTATAAGATGCCCGATGATATCGAGTTAACAACTAGCAACAAGCTTAAAATTTTAAATTACACATCTGTGATTAATAAATCATTTAATACTCGAAACTGGCCCGAATTTGAATTTACATATGATTTTGTAGAGCATGACCCTACTTTGCCACCTGATGCAGTGCACATTGTACTTGGTCACCCGGTGACTGATAGTTATTCGCACACAAACCCGCACGATTTAGCAGGTCGAGATGATGAAGTCTACAATTTTTATATAGACACAGGCGATCACTTTGAATGGGCTTATATGAATGCACTATTCAAAGATAGTTCGCTACAAGCAAACTGGTTTCAAAACGGGCAAGCAATGCTTCGTAACTCTGATGTGCATAAAATTCAGTTAAAAAACTTTTTAAGTGATTGGGAAGATTTTAAAGTAGAATTTATAAAAACATGCACTATAATTGGCCGTAACCCAAGCATACATGAGCTAAATGCAGTAAAGACATTATACGGGCAATGGAAGCAAACAAGACTTGAGTATAAAGACCTGGACTCTTTTAAAAAACTACTAGGATTCATCCGGGATAATTGACAATGTTAATAACATTGTGTATACTAGTAACACAAAATTTAAATACCAATAATAGAGAATGTAAAAAACTATGAAAATATTAACACTAGATAATACTGTATTCGAGTTGGATGCATTGCCGGAAGAAATTGATGATATGCGTTTTGCAATCTTTGATAATAGCGATCCAGCAAATCCGGATCATTTTTACATTCCGTTGATTTTTTTAGAAACGTTTAACAGTCCAGCTCTGGTTCTTAAAATTGGCAATACTACTATGAAAATGCCCATAGATTGGCAAGTGTTGATTGGCGAACCAGATGTAGGCGATTTAGAAATGCTGGCACTTACTAGTATCAATGACAGAGGATTCAAAGTCTTTGAATTTAACCCATTGACTAGTTTTGCTCCTACTTACTTGGACATTGAAATTGTTGATGTGTATCAAGATGTAACTTGGTATGTGCCGAAGTTGAAGAATGGACAGATGCTGGCAGTACCAATTGATGACAGCCCTAATCCCCGCTGTGTGTACTTTGTTAAAGATATCTCTAGGAACTGTGAAATTGTTGACATCACGCAGGCATTTTAATGAGTGACAAGCTTAACATAGCAAACGAAATGCGTTGCTTTGATAGTAAAGACCGAGACTTTTACGACAGTCTCACTGATGAAGAGCGCAAAAAGTTTTCAAACTATCTGATGATACGCTGGGGAAGCAGTGTGCAGGGAAGCAGCGAGCTACAAGAATATTACTTGATATCCTGCAACGAGCGTTTTAACAAGCATTTTTTTGACATCAACAAACATCCAAAACTACAATGGTTGTGTGCAACAAGTGTCAGTCCAGGTATGGGAAATCACAGACACCAATGGATTGCGCCAAAGAAAAAAGACAAAGGCAACAGCATAGCAAAGAAAACGTTGATGGAGTTGTATCCTACAATGAAGGCAGATGAAATTGACTTACTAAGTAAGTTAATAACCAACAAAGAACTGAAGGAATTCATGCGTGACAGCGGCACCGCAGACAAAAAGTGAAGTCTATGTTTGCAAATATTGCAAGCGTGAGTTCAAACGAGAAAACAGTTTGTCTGTTCATTTGTGTGAACCAAAAAAGAGATTTCAAGAAGAAAAAGAAGTAGGTGTACAAATAGGTTTACAAGCCTATTTGCGTTTCTATGAAACAACACAGGGCAGTGCTAAAATAAAAACATTTGCAGATTTTGCTAAAAGTCCGTACTATAAAGCGTTTGTAACATGGGGAAGACATTGCCAAGCTATTAATGCTATAAACGTGCCCAAGTTTTTAAACTGGTTGCTCTCGAATAATAAAAAGATAGATCACTGGTGTAAAGAAGCATTGTATGATGAATACTTGCAACAATACATAAAACGTGAGGCACTACAAGATGCACTTGAGCGTGGTATTAAGTACAGCATGAAATGGAGTGACAAAACTGGCAATCCGTCACACGACTTTTTAAGATATGGAAACGAAAACACTGTAGCATTTGCAATATCAACTGGACGCATTAGTCCATGGTTGTTGTTTAACAGCAAGTCTGGACAAGATTATCTTGAGAACATGAATGGTGATCAAATTAAAATAGTGTGGCCTTGGATTGATCCAGACTTTTGGCAGAAAAAGTTTAAAGATTATCCAGATGACAAAGCGTATGCAGAAGAAATACTTAAACGTGCAGGCTGGTAAAGGTTGACAAGTTGTATTATGTGTGTTATAAGTAAAGCAACAAAAGGAGATACCAATGGGACTAACTCGACCAAAGATTTCACAAGTTAAATCGAAACCCAAGCACAAAGACAAAAAGTTTTATCTTAGTGTGATAAAAGTAGCTGCATATCTAGGTGCATGTTATGCACTGTACAACGGTGGTGTTGTGCTTGGCGAAGCAATCTATGTTGCAGAGCTGCCAGCAGTTAATCTTGGGCAATGGTTTACATATGCAGCAGGGTTGTTTTTGGTGGCAAATATTACTTCGTTTATTCGCGACTTAGTATGAGTGCAGACGTCGACATTGACTTTGCTGACAGGCAAGCAATCATTGATTTAATTCAATGTACTTCTGCTAGGCAAAACGAACAAGGTCGACGTCATAATTCTGGTGTATATGTTACGCCTGTGCCGTATGATGCAAAAAACAATTGTGCTAGCATAACATACGACGAAGCTGAAAGTCGTGGGTACTTTAAACTGGACTTTCTCAACATGAGTGTGTACACATCTATACGAGATCAGCAGCACTATGACGAATTGTTAGCAAAAGAACCCCAATGGGACTTGATGTGGACTAACAGCGATCTTGCACAAAAACTAGTGCATGTAGGCAACTACGCACAGCTACTCAATGAGATGCGCCCAGACAGCATACAGCGTATGGCTGCATTTATATCTGTTATTCGACCCGGTAAAGCACACTTGAAAAACAAGCCATGGAATGAGGTGTTTGCTAGTGTATGGGATGGTGATAGTAGTGATGGGTTTGTGTTTAAGAAGTCGCATGCTGTTAGCTATGCAACACTAGTGGCATTGCATCTTAATCTACTCTGCGAACAAGAGTAATACTACGGCGTTTAATTTTCTTACGTGACAGTTCTGCTAAACTTGTTGCAGGTCCGAGTAATATATCCAGGTCCTTATTGATAAATGTTCTGAGATAAGGCCTAAATTGTTCCCAATCATTTTTGAGAAAAATGTTGATGGGTATACTGCGATTGCTTTCCCACCACCACTGTGATGCTAGTTCGATAAAATCTCGTTTTTGTTGATCGTTTACTATACTACCAAAATCGTATATAGTTGTAACTTGATCATCGCGATTTTGAACCACACCGACATATTCGTTTTTTGCATATGTGCAAAACGTAATAAATGGATATCGCTCGGCGATCTTTTGGAAGAGTTCTACGCCCATAAATACCTTGTATTGGAGTTATAATTAATGTATTCTACCACTGTGTATTTATATCAACAAAAGCAACAGGTGTTATTAGTCGACACCAGTGGTGCGTATTTTCAAAGGAGATGGCAACCGGTGTATGCAAAGAAACTTAAAGTGAACCTAGGAGTTGATAATGTTATTCTTTTTGAATTTATCAACCAAGATCAAAAGCCTGTAAATATTTCAGGTAGTACGATCACATTCAGAATGATGAGCACCGACGGCGAGGAACTACTGGCTGTCAAGGACTTGGACATATTGTCAGCAGCATATGGTCGTGCTAAAGTTGTTTTATCGCATGAGTTGTTGAGCAGTATTGAAGCTCAGACTGCCAGTTGGAGTTTGGAAAGAGCAAGTGGCGAATTGTTTGAAGCAGTTTTCACTGATGCATATTCTAGCAGCAGAGGGCAAGTGGATATTGTTGACAGTGTTTATCCAAACTATGTAGAAAGTGCAATACTTGAAGTACCTTCGCCGTTGAAGCAAAATACACCAGCTGCAAACAATGACAGAAATTATAGCAGTATAGCATACACCGCAGACAATACGTTAACAACTTTTCAACTTGACTTTGACAACTTTACTGGTAATGTAAAAGCACAAGGCAGTGATTCACAACTCGGTCCATGGTATGATATCGGATCACAAACAGTGTACAGTAACCAAGACACACGTGATTACATCAACGTTGATGGTACACACAATTGGGTGCGTTTTGAAATTAACCAATACGGGTATAGTGCAAGTGCAGTTGCGGAAGTTGCTGACGGGCGTGTTAGTAACATCTCATTAAATGGCGGCGGTGTTGAATGGTATGGCACAGGCAATCCTAATGTTGACATCGAAGGCGGACGAGGAACAGGCGCAACAGCTACAGCCACAGTCACAGCTAATGCAGTATCGAGTATTTCACTAGTTACCACCGGGCAAGGATATATAACAGTACCAGAAGTAAAATTAAACAGCGGAAAAATTACTCAAATACTCTATAGATAAAAGGTACTACATGGCTATTAAACGAATTATAGCATTTGGTGATAGTTGGACTTATGGCGACGAACTATTGGATCCGCAATTCAGTGCACATCCAGATAAAGGAATACTTGATCATTATACTGAAAATACAAAATATCGGTTAGATCATTGTTACGCTGGGCTTGTTGCCGACCATTATAGTGTTGAATTAGAAAACCTAGCATTTCCCGGTAGCAGCCTCGAAAGCATGCGTTGGACAGTGGATTGGTTGTTAAACAACAACGGCCAAGATCTACAGGATTCATTGTGGCTAGTGGGTCTAACTGACAGCAGTAGACAGAGTTGGTTTAATCCGTTGCACGAAGTAGGCAGGAAAGATCCGCCATGGAACCGGCACATGCACGGAACTTGGTTAACACAACCCAATCCTGACATTGATGACAACTGGTTTAAACTACAAAAAATGTGGCTAGGAATGAGCTATCATCGAGAATGGAGCGAATACAATTATCGACAAACAATTAATTTGTTTGACTATGCTGCTACCAAGGCTGGCGCAAAATTATTACAGTTCAGTGTGCTGGGAAATAATTGGAAAACACAATCACCTACGTTACTTTACCCTGGAACGAATTGGCGCAACATCCTTCAAGCTAAACAAAAAGAGTTATCGATTAAGCTTTTTGCTGCAAAAGGACATCCGAATGAAAAAGGCCATGAAATTATATCAAAACACTTGATTGAACACATAAAGTGTGCTAATATAATAGCATAATGTTAGACATAATCAGTTATCTGCCCACAAAGCATAAAGTGACTAGTTCGGGATGGATTAGTTTTAATGCTCCGTGTTGCATTCACAATGGTGAATCAACGGATCGACGAAGTCGTGGCGGACTACGGCAACAGGATGATGAATGGAGTTATCATTGCTTTAACTGCGGATTTACTGCTAGTTTTACTCCAGGCAGGCCAGTGAGTTATAAAGCTAGACGATTTCTAGAATGGCTTGGTGTAGACAGCGTCGATGTTGAACGTCTTAATTTAGAAAGTCTTAAACGCAAGAGTTTGCTGGACTTAACAGCAGAGCGCAATCAAATACGCCATGTGGATGTAGCGTTTAACGAAACTGAAGTTCCAGAGGGTGTTGAAGTAATCGATCCCCGAAATGTAGATCATCAACGATATTTAGACTATCTAGCAAGTAGGAGAATAGTGTTAGAATATCCGTTTTTAGTTGACAAGAAACGTGGGGTACGAGATAGGATAGTAGTCCCATACACATACAAAAATAGAATTGTTGGGCATACGTCAAGGTACTTGGACAATCGTACACCCAAGTTTATTAACAGTCAGCAACCTGGGTATGTGTTTGGGTATGACTTGCAAAAAGCAGACTGGACTAGTGCAATTGTAACTGAGGGAATTTTTGATGCATTGAGTATAAGTGGCTTGGCAGTTATGCATGATACTATTAGTCCACAGCAAGCACAACTATTAAAACAACTAAAGCGTAGGATTATTGTTGTTCCTGATCAAGACAAAGCAGGGTTAAGTATTATAGATGCAGCCGTTGAATACAAATTTGAAGTAAGCATACCAGACTGGCCGGATGATGTTAAAGACGTAAATGATGCAGTCGTGAAATACGGAGTAGTAAATACACTATTGCAAATACACAAACATGCTGAATCAAGCAAGATTAAAATTGAAATGTTTAAGAAAAGACTGCAAAGGAAACTAAATGAGTAAGCTTTATGTGTTTGGTGACAGCTACACTACACCCAACTATTGTGTTGCCCAACAAGACAGTTGGTGGGGCCTTTGTGCAGGGTTGTTGCCAGTTGATGAAATACACAACCATAGTTGGCCCGGAAATAACATCGAAAGTATTGCTCATACAATTCTACATACCGATATTGATCGTGATGATTTTGTTATTGTTGCAGTTCCCCCAATGGGACGAATTACATACTTTGCAGGAGAAGCTGCTAAATTACAGCATTATACAGTTTACAATCATGACATGCAACAACAGTACACACAGCCTGAGTTGTGTCACAAAGGCTTGACGCAAATACCAACGCACGAGACTGAAAAAGAAAATATTGATAGATGGGACAACAGTTGGGGCGAAGCTACTGCGTTAAGAGAATTATTGTTATTAGATGTTCTATTAGATAAAGTTATGTTTTGTGTTATGTCTACTCCTTTTATGGAAAAGTCATCCTGGCCCACAATAAAAACTCTGATCAAAAAGACAAAAAAACCGCAATTTCAGACTTGCAAAAACACATACTACAGTGTAAACTTACATATAAATAAACCAGTAGATTATGATACATATGGCTGGTTTGGGCATCATGGTGCCATCGGCAACAAGCATTATTTTAATATTACAGCAAAACCTACAATGCAAAAACTAGGATGGATAGTATGAAGTTCTATTTCAATGGATGTAGTATCACCCAAGGTGCTGGCTTTACAAACGAAAAAGCCGATGCTAGAATATATCCTAACTTGATTGCAACTGATCATATCAATGATGCTAGCGGTGGCGCAAGTAACTTGAAAATATTTTTACACACAAGCAAAGCAATTGTTGACAACTTAGCTGATATATATATTGTACAATGGAGTTCTGTCCATCGGCATTGGGTTTACCCAGCACCAGACCGAGGTATCTATTTTGGATCGACTCAAGATGCAATATCAACTAATGACAAGTTTATTGTCCAATATCAGTTGCTCAATCACGATTATGGTAATATAATGCAACTAATAGACTTTTGCCGTATATTACAAGATCAAGCAAGCAGTCACAATGTAAAACTGTTGTTTGTTAACGGATTGATTAGCTGGAGCGACAGCATAGACTGGATGAATAAACTAGTGCAGGATGCTAGCAGTGACCATGATAGATTTGTTGAACAAATGCAAAACAACATGGAATTGGTAGATTGGGATTTGTGGATCGATCCTTGGGATAGCATGTACAAAAACAAACTTGACGTAGCCGAGGACGGATCACATCCAGGGCCGCTAACACATAAACACGTAGCTGACCAAATAAGGAATAAATTAAAAGTATGACTGAATATACATATGAAGTACAAAAATTATTCTTAGAAATGGCAATGCAAGATGCACAGAGTTACTTGCGTGTGCAAAACATTTTCAACAAAGAAAATTTTGATAAAGATCTGCGTGAAGCTGCTGAGTTTATCTATGACCATGCAAATGAGCATAAAACACTTCCGGACCGTATGCAAGTAAAGGCAGTTACTGGAGTTGATTTACAGGAGATACCCGATCTCAACAGTGGGCACACTGATTGGTTCTTAGGCGAGTTTGAAAGCTTTACTCGCAGACAGGAACTTGAACGTGCAATTTTACAAAGTGCAGATTTATTGGAAAAAGGAGAGTACTCGCCTGTTGAAAAACTAATCAAAGATGCTGTGCAAATAAGTTTAACAAAAGACTTGGGAACAAATTACTTTGAAGATCCCAAAGCCAGACTATCGGCACTTAAAGACAACAATGGGCAGAACAGTACAGGCTGGAAAAACTTGGATAGACTGTTGTATGGTGGCTTTAATAGAGGCGAACTACAAATTTTTGCAGGTGGATCAGGTTCGGGCAAGAGTTTGTTTATGCAAAACTTGGCAGTTAATTGGATGGAAGCTGGGCTTAATGGGACTTATATTACATTGGAGCTCAGTGAGGGCTTGACAGCCATGCGACTTGATAGTATGTTAACTGGAACACCTAGCAAACAGTTGTTTAAAGATATTGACACTGTTGAAATGAAAGTCAAAATGGCAGGCAAAAAAGCAGGTAATCTGCAGATTAAATACATGCCAGCACAAAGTACTGTTAACGATATTCGTGCATTTGTAAAAGAACTTAGTATTAAACAAGGCAAAGACATTGATTTTATGCTAGTTGACTACTTGGACTTGCTTATGCCAGTGAGTGCAAAAGTTAGTCCAAATGATTTGTTTGTGAAAGACAAGTATGTAAGTGAAGAACTGCGCAACTTGGCACGTGAATTAAACATATTATTTGTTACAGCAAGTCAGTTGAACAGAAGTGCTGTCGAGGAAATTGAATTTGATCATTCGCATATCTCGGGCGGTATTAGTAAGATCAACACAGCAGACAACGTGTTTGGTATCTTTACAAGTAGAGCAATGAAAGAACGTGGGCGCTATCAAATACAAGCAATGAAAACTAGAAGCAGTAGTGGTGTGGGACAAAAGATTGACCTGGAGTTCGACATGGAAAGCTTGAGGATCACTGGACTTGATGATGATGAAGCAGCATCAGGTGCAGGAACACAAGGCAGCACTATACTAGCAGGCATTAAAGCAAAAAGTCAAATGGTACAAAAAGACGTAACTGACAGCATGCCGCAAGATGCTCCTAAGGTAGTAGCTGATGTACAGAGCAGCAAGCTCAAACAAATGCTGGCAGGAATTAAACAAAACGGATGACCCAATTTTGTAGACACCTGAGCAATGCACTTGCAATCAACAACCTTGGCGGAGACTTTACAGTCAGTCCGTGTTGTTATTTTTCGCACAATGAAAGTGTACACGATCTTTCAACTTTGCCTCAATTGAGAGAAAAGTGGAACTCGGGTGATTTAACAAAAACTTGCAGTCTTTGTATACACCAAGAACAACAAAAACAAATCAGCTACAGGCAAGCCGGTTTTGATCTAATGACAGACAGTGATGGATTGCAGATGCTCACTATTGCAGTTACCAAGCAATGCAATCTTGCTTGTGCTAGCTGCGATAGCAATAGCAGCAGTTTCTGGCAAGACGAAAATATTCGCAATGGGGTAGAGAACACTAAAGTGTTGGATCGAAAAGGTACAAACACTGACGACAAACTAGTAAGTTGGTTCGAAACACTGGATACTACAAATCTTAGGTATATCAAGTTCGGTGGTGGTGAACCATTAATGAATAATACTCATTTAAGAATACTAGAACTTGTCAATAACCCACAAGATATTACAATACAATATACCAGCAATTACACATTGTATCCGTCGGATAAAACACTAGCACAGTGGCAACGTTTTAAACTGGTTAAGTGGATAGGTAGCATCGACGGAGTAGGCAAACAGTTTGAATATTTGCGTTGGCCAGCAAAATTTTCCACTGTTGAAAAGTTGGTCAATAAAGCTATAGAGGAATGTCCAGGAAATGTTATGTTTGGTATAGAGCATACATTAAATCCTTTCAACGTCTTTTACTATGATAAAATTAAAGAGTGGTATAAGGACGCAATGCTGACAAATAGATTTGGTGATCCTAGCGATTTTAATATACATCCGTGTCACGGTACTATAGGAATTGAAAAAACACCAACTGCACTGCGAAAAAAGATAAAAGAAAGGTACGGAAGCGAGCATGAAATATCCATCATGTTAAATCAGTATCCGTACACTGAACACAAATCAGCAATTAACTGGGCAAACACATTAGATAAATGGCGGAATCTGCAATGGGATACAACCTTCCATGAAATTACCAAATATTTTAATAGCCACTGATTTTGCATGCGGCGGGATTGTTACTACTATTTTAAACAATCAGCAGATTAAATGGAACCCTAGGCTAGACGGCAGTGTAGATAGTTACGAGCACCAAGACCTTAAAAATGTTAAAATTTTTCACGAAGGCTACCGCACAAGCAAACCGGGTGTTTGGTATCAGACACACCTTGAAGATGTTTCACTTGATCTTTTTGATAAAAAATTAATCATCACAACAGAGAACATCTACAGTCGATATATAATATTTTTAAGATGTTATAAGTTTCTACATCCAAATTGGACGGAAGATAACACTCCAGAATCTATAGATAAAATAAGAGAATTAGCAAAAACATATGCTATACCAAGAATAACCAAGGCTCGACCAGGGTGTAAAAGTATAGAATTAATTAATTTAATTGAGGACAATCACAAATTATTCGATACAAATAATGCTCAATGGAAAATCTGGAAAGAAAAAAACAGTTACCTGTATGAAAGAAATATGTGGACACTGAAAAGGTTTAGCGAAGCACTTTGGGAAACAGAAAACCAACAACTTTTTAAATATACATAAATACTAAAAAGGACAAACAAAGTCATGCAAAAAAAGACTCGCAGCATCTTTGATGAGCTAGATGGCATTTACAATGAGCGTTATAAAAAACTCGAAGAACGTGAATATGTCGTCGAGAGTCGTGCTAGTAATGTTATTGCTAGCGCAGTGCGTCTGATGGAACAAATTGAAGAATTATACACTGCTGAGCAAGCTGAAAATTTACAACGCAAATTGTTAAATGCCATCCGAACACGAGATCCTGGCAAGTTTTCCAGATCAGTGAGACGTACAAATGAAAAGTAAAGCACAACTAATACAAGAAAATCTATTAGCAGAACTTGAAAAAGTATCTGAAATTGAATTTTTTAAAAAAGCCGGAAAAGCTGTCTCTGGGGTTGCCACTGGTTTGGATAAACTTAGTAATCTTGGCAAAAAAGTACAAGACTATGATCCAGCTAAACCTACTGTAAAGAAAACATCAGCAGAGGATCCGCAAGCTTCCTGGGAAGCCAAGCAAAAAGAAATTGAAGACACAGCACGTAAAGCTGCATTAAAGAAAAAACTAGGCAAAAGCTCGGCTGATATTGCTCAGTATCGTAAAGAAAAAGCCGAAAAAGCTGCTATTGCAAAAAGTATTTCTAGACAAAAGAAAAAACGCCCTAGCAGCATTGCTACAGGAATTGCAAAGTCAGCACCAGTTGCGCCAACACCGGTACCTGGACAAAAAGCCAAAGCAAACAAGCAATCTAAGCTTCCTGCAATTGGTGGAATACTACCAACCGATCCGAGATATCCAGCGTTGGCAGCAAAAGTTGCTGCGGCTGAGAAAAACAAATAAGGTAAAAGCATGAAACTTCTCAAGGAAGGCGGCAACGTTTTTAAAGATTCCGATGGTGCAAGTGCTACACAGCGCATTAACCAAACTGATGTTAAGTCAACTGTGGCCTGGCTCGAGCAACTAACTGGACTACCTCTTATGGATAACATGCTGGGAAGCACAGGACAAAAACCAACATCTGGTGATTTAGACCTTGCAGTTGACAGCACAGTTATGAGCAAAGAAGAACTTAGTAACAGGTTAACACAATGGGCAACCAGTCATGGGTTTGATCCAGTAGAATGGACAAAGAAAAGCGGCATTAGTGTGCATTTTAAAACACCTATTACAGGACGAGAAGATCGCGGATATGTACAAACTGACTTTATGTTTGTGCAAAAGCCAGCGTTCAGCAAGTTTATACTGCGCAGTGATCCCAACAGTGAATACAAGGGTGCAACACGAAATGTACTCATTAATAGTATTGCAAAAGCGGCAGGTCTTAAACTCAATCAGAATTCGGGATTGTATCGCAGGGAAGACAATGCATTTATAACTGATGACCCAGATAAAATTGCTACGCTGTTATTAAATAAAAATGCAAACAGAGATGACCTAGCTAGTGTAGAATCTATTATGGCCCAACTTAAATCAGACAAGCAACGTGATGCTAAACTAGATGATTTCCGTGGCTACGCTGAACGTGAAGGTTTTACTTTTGAAGAAGTAAACGAATCCGGAACTGCCTGGCTTGCACGGTTGCGTGATAGAATTGTATACCAGGGCATGGAAGTCATAACCGAAAATCCATACACACCTTACAAGCTAACTGAAGGTGTGCGTATTGAGCACCCTGAAGACTTGATCTTTGATTACGGCAGTAAAGGTCTTACACAAGCACTTGCAGGTCTCAAAAGTGCTGCCGCAGAACCTGCTAAAACAAACACTATTAAATGGGACGGCAAGCCAGCAGTTATATTTGGTAGAGACAGCACAGGAGACTTTGTGCTCACTGATAAGTCAGGGTTTCTTGCAAAAGGCTACAACGGCTTGGCTAAGTCTCCAAAAGACATTGAACGTATCATGGGCATGCGCAAAGGCGATAGAACAGATCTAATTGCAGTGTATGCTAAATTGTTTCCGTTGCTAAGTCGCACAGTGCCCAAGGACTTCCGTGGATACGTGCAAGGTGATTTGCTGTACAGTGACACTCCTCCATTGGAAGATGGTATGTATGTCTTTACTCCTAATACTGTTACATATCGTGTTGATGCAAACACCCCAATTGGAAAAGCGGTTGGTAATAGTGAAGCAGGCGTTGCAGTACACACGTCAATTGATGGTCCAGGTGGCCCTGCAACTCCTGTTACTAGTGCAGTATTAAACAAAGCACCCGGTGTTCTTATACTCGACCCAACTATGAAAGACACTGGTAGTAAAATTGAATTAAATGCAAAGTTGATTGCACAAGTGGAAAACATTTACAATAACTATGCACCTGAAATTGATGCATTCTTTGCTCCAGGTGAGCTGCGCAGCAGAAAGATAACAAACACACCAGCGTTGATAAAGCAATATATCAACAGCAAAGTGCGCAGTGGCAATTATAAAAACATGATCAAAGATTTTGGTCCATGGATTGAACAAAAACAACCAACCAAGGCAGCTCGTATCATTGACTGGATGAATCAAAATAAAAGCGCAGTTGCAGCATTGTTCAGTGGGTTTTTAAACATCAGTCAACTTAAAAATGACTTGGTACGTCAGTTGGATGCACAAGACCAAGATGTAAAAGCTGACATCGAAGGTGAACCCGGTCATGAAGGATACGTAGGAGCAGGAATGAAGTTTGTGGATCGTATGAGATTTTCGCAAGCTAACTTTGCACAAAATAATCCAGGACAAAACTAATGGATCAGCCAGTAACACAAATACAACTTGATGCACTAGAAAAAGCACTTGATAAAGTGTTTGCCCAAGTAGGAATCGATGTTGAGTTTACAAGACACTTTCTGGATCGTGTAAATGATGAACGCAACGTGCGGCAAATTACAATACAAGAACTGGCAATACTATTTAAAAAAGAATTTCAAAAGTATGCCAAGCCGATTGCACAACTAGGACCAGATGCACAAGCGGTGCTGAAAGATTTATCATCGGATATCAATGTGCCGTTTGCACTTGTTTGGGACAGTGCAAACCAGGAACTAGATTTAATTGCTAAAACTGTGATGCGTAAAAAAGATTTCAAAACTCCTAACAAAGAATTTGCAGTCGAACAGACAAGCATATTTCACGAGCTCAGTGAAAGTCGCATGTGGAAACAAATGAAACAATTAACTGGTCTTAAAATGAGCAAGGTTGCTGAACTGATGTTCGAACAGTTGTTAGCATTGCAGATTTTTGCACAAAGCGACCCTGCTTATGCAGCACAACAAGCTGCACAAATTATGAGATTACAAAACTTTGATGGGTTTCGTACCAGCCAACCAGACCTTTACAACGTGTTAACTATTATGGTTGATCCAGAACGCTTTGACAGTCAAATTGTACAAGATGTACAAGTGAGTGTGCCGGAGTTGCGGTTAAAGCGTAATCTAAGAGCAATAGCAAAAAACAAATATAATGCCGGCGATTATAATTATTTGATGTTGATGTTACAACGAGAAATGCAAGATTACCTACCGGCTCCGCTGATACAAATGCGTAGACAAATTGGCAATTGGGATCGTACAAAGCCGCAAGACAGGAAAGTTATTGTAGATCGACTCATGCTGCAAATGCGTGAACGTGGATTTCAAAACGAAAGTTATGAAAGACTGAGAACACTCGATATTTCATAAACGTGCTAAATAAAAGTAGGGACAGTAATGTTCCAACCATTATTTAGGAGAAATAAAATGGCTGAAATTTCAACAACCGCAACAGTTAAGCAAGGCCAAGGTCTTGGTCCAACAACATACATCTATGCAGTAGCAACTGGTACAATCACAGTAGCAGCCGCTTGCACAGCAATCACAACAACATATGGTGGCACAATTGCCGCTGTTGAAGGTGTAGCAGACGGCAACCACGTTGCTGTACAAGGCGGCCCAGGTGGCGCAGAAGCAGTCAGTGGCATCTCACTAGTTGCAACATTTGCTAACCCATCTGCATAATAACTTAATTTAAGTTCACTCATTAAAACCCTAGTTTTTGTAACTAGGGTTTTTTTGTGGCTAAGTAATATTACTAGCTTGTAGTATTGGACTTTGAACATGCAATTAATTGAAATAGTAACAGTATTTGACTGCACTTGCACTGGTACAACAAGTCACCGAAAATTACAAGATGCACCTATTATAAACAAAGTTGGTAAATCTATTAGTACAGTTGATGAATGGAATTTCAGCAGAAATCAACAACGCAATTGGGAAACTATATTACAGTGTGTTGGACTAAAAACACAAGCAATTGACATTACAGATCCGGTTTGTACAAATTTAGGAAAAAATAAGTACTGGAAACTTTCGTTTTGTGTTGAACAACCTGATATATTCAATGATGGTGAAGACGAACTTGGTTTACTAAAAAACGACATGCACGGCGTTCCTATGATAGTAGGGCTTACAGAATACTACAAAGAAGGATTTTTATTTCCTTACTTGATCACACATGGTTCTAAATCTAACATTAAATTCAAGGCAGTAACTTTAGAATAGTGTATATTTGATAAATATCTTTAACAAATATTATTAGAGGTTACCATGAATGATACAACACCCATTGAGAAAAAAAGTCTAGAAGCGCACGTAGACTTATGCGCAGAGAGATATAAATTAATGTCTCACCAGATTGTGACTGTAAATAGTAAAGTTGATGCTCTTGAGATGTTGATCAAAGAGGTTCACGACATGGTAGCAGCGATGACCCAACGCCGCAATGACCAATTAATCAGCTGGGGAGCTGGCATAATTGCAACTCTTATTGGAGTAGTTGGATGGTTAGTAATAAGCTACGTAATAGTTACGTAAACAAAGCTGTTAGAAAATTAACAGATATTGTAAAAGAAAATTTACTAGAAAATAACAACGTTATTACTAGAAGCGGTGATAGCATTTCTGCATTCAAGCATTACCGTATTGTTAAAACAGAAAATTACTCATACAACATTTATAAAGACAACTGTTTGATTACAACAGTGAGTTCCAGCAGGGTTGCACTTGCATGGTGTATATACGATAAACATAGTAAATTAACAGATGCAACACAATTAATTAAACACGAAAACGAACTAATTAGAAGACAAAGTGAAATGATGCACTATCGCTGTTTTATCAACAGTGATAAAATCACCGAAACTCGACGAAATATCACAATTAACAGGTTGGACGACACAAAAGATCGTTATCACATATTACAGAAATACATTGATAAATATATAAACATTGCTAAATACTGTCAGCAAAAAGGATTTGATAATGAAACTATTTGACCTGGAATCGTCACAAACTAAACAGTCACAAAAAGTTATGGAAAGTTATTTTCATAACAAAGTTGACTTCACTGCATTGGCCCCGGAAAAAGCCAAAGGCATGTTGAAAAAAGTTCGTGGCTTGATCAGTGAGCACCGCAACAGTAAACGTTTGCACACCAGTGAAAAAGATGCTGGGTATTTGCAACTATTGGTTATGGAACGTGGGCTTAGTGCTAGGTTGTCAATGGATGAAAACAGTCCAGCAGATCCAATGGTCAAGCAAAGCTTGAATAAAATTAAAAGCCAGCAAACAATCAGTCCAGCAGAACAAAATGCACTTGCTAAAAAGCTTAATACAAATCCCCAAACGCTAACAAAAGCACTAGCAGGCACAGCCATTGCCGGCCCAGATAAGGCAGTGGCTGATCAGTTGTCAGGTATGCTAGCTACAACCGAAGCTAAAGATGACTATTCTGCTAAAAAGGCAGCCGCTGGTAAAGACATTGGCAAACCAGGTAAAAACTTTGCTAAAATTGCTAAAAATGCTGCTAAAAAATATGGTTCAAAGGCAGCGGGCGAAAGAGTTGCTGGTGCTGTTCTAAACAAGCTACGCAACGAAGGAACCACAGTAACAATGGATGGTCGTTATTTAACTGAAGATGAAGTACAGCAAGCTCAAGTTGTTTTAGCTGCACAGGATATGGTCGACAGAATGCAAAGCATGCTAGAAGATGTAACTGCTATGCAATTTAAAGATTTGCCTGCGTTGAGTACTAGTATTGCAAGTACAGTTGGCACAAATGAAGCACAAGCATTTAACAACGAAGCCAGTGCAGCACTAGCTGCACTAGTTGATGCAGTGCAAGCTGCTAAACTTGGCGTTGAAAGTGCACAAGGCACACTTACTGGACAAGAACCAGTTGTTCCAGGTGCCGAAGAAGAAGTTGGCTTTGATGCAGATATGGATGTGGATGCCGAAGTTGATGATGTTGATGTAGACATAGATGTCGATGTTGAAGAACCAGAAATGGGCAGTCTAGGAAGAGCTCGTAGATAATATGCGATTTCGCGAGTTTAGAGAATCGGTTGATCATCCATCGCCCCAGCAACTTATGGCGCTTGCCGAATACTTGCTGGGACGAACTGATGATGCTAACAGTGAAAAAGCAGTGCCTATAGATGCGTTTTTAAGCATGGCACACAATATGGGTGTAAGCATAACTGATAAGCAACTTCGCAACTTAGCAGGACATGACCCGTTAAAAAATGTTATTGTTAATGTCACTGACGATGAAGTTATACTCAGCGGCGGCGCTAACATAGAAGCCGACGATACTATGACAGTTGATCAAGCAAGAGACACAGTTGCAGACATGGCAGATTCGGCTAACGATTTAACTTGACAAGCAATTAATAACATGTTATGTTAGTAACATGACATTAATTAAACCTAAGTACGATTATACACCCATTTCCCGTAAACAGATAGATGGTAAACGCAAGTACATGACACCTGATGGCGGTGCAGTTGCAAGTGTTACAACTATTCTTGATGCTACAAGCGATAAGTCTGGTCTTATTGCTTGGCGTAAACGTGTAGGCGAAAAGAAAGCACAAGAAGTTGTAACTGAAGCTGCTGGTGTTGGCACACGTATGCACAAGTATCTTGAGGACTACGTTGAATTCGGCGAATGGCCCACCCCGGGTAGTAATCCGTTTGCTAAAAAGGCACATGCAATGGCAACACAAGTGCGTGATAATGCTCTAGTAGATGTAGATGAGATTTGGGGTAGCGAAGTTGCTCTTTATGTTCCGCAGATGTATGCTGGTACTACTGACCTAGTAGGCGTATACAAAGGTCAGCCCTGTATTATGGACTTTAAACAGACCAACAAGCCTAAGAAGCTAGAGTATGTACAAAACTACTTCCTACAGCTAGTAGCATACGCAGAAGCACACAACGAAATCTACGGTACCAACATTCGCGAAGGACATATCTTTATGTGTAGTCGCGGAGATGACGGTATGCTGTTAGGTGGCGAAACTTATCAACAGTTCGATGTGTGGCCAGATGAATACGATGAATGGCGTAACGAATGGTACAATAGGGTATATACATATTACGAGAAACATGCATAGTATAGGTAAATACACTTAGATTCCGGAGTTTAACACAATATGGCAATAGTTCAAGTATCACGCATTACAAACCGTAAAGGTCTTAGTGAAAATTTACCTCAATTAGCAGGCGCAGAGTTTGGCTGGGTGATTGACAGCCGCCAGCTTTATATTGGCAATGGCACTATTGCTGAAGGTGCTCCCACAGTCGGTAACACTGAAATTCTTACGCAGTACAGTGATATTTTAAACCTTGCAACTAGTTACGTATACAAAGGTCAGCATGCAGGATACACAGTGCAAACTGGTGCCAGTGCAGATGATGCAGTAACACAAACCATACAAGCAAAACTTGACAACTATGCAAGTGTGCTCGACTTTGGTGCAACAGGAGACGGTGTAACTGATGATACAGCGGCTATCAATAGGGCACTATATCAACTGTTTTGCAGAGAAACAAACACAACAATTCGACGCAGTTTGTTTTTCCCAGCAGGCACTTACAAAGTAACCTCCTCGATTAATGTTCCGCCATTTGCGCAATTGTACGGCGAAGGCAGCAACAGCTCGACAATTGAAATGAACGGCGGCAGCACTTATGTTATGCGCACAGCCGATAGTTTGCAACAAACTGGAGTTAATATTGGCAACAACAGTGCTACACCACCAAGCAACATTGAAATTTCGGGAATGACATTTAAGAGTGTTGATAGTGTTGATCTAGTTTTAGTTGATCGTGCTGAGCAAGTTTCATTTAATAATGTTAATTTTATTGGTCCATTGGTGCAAGCAACGTTAACTAATGCAAGTGCTAACATTGCTGCCGTACGGTTTGATAGCACGGTTGCAAATACAACAAAACAAATCGAGTTTAACAATTGTAAGTTCACTGGGCTAACATACGGGCTTAACACTGATGAAAATATTCAAGGTGTAACTGTGCAGAACTCGCAGTTTAACACACTGTACCAGGGAGTATTGCTTGGCGACGGTACCCCAGTAAATGGTGGCCCGCAAGGTGTACGAATTGTGCAAAACTTGTTTGATGATGTTGCTAAAGAAGGTATTATCATTGGTGCAGTATCGCAAAATGTTAGTGCGTACAATATTTTTCTTGATGTTGCTAACGATTTTTTAGGTGCAGGAAATCCAGCATCAGCTGTTGTTGATATCAATGGTGATAACAATGTTAGTGTCGGCGATATGTTTGATCGCAGCGATGCTGATGCACTAACACAAGCAAGAATCGACTTAAACAACAAAGCATGTTATGCTCTTGTTAATGGCGAAGAGATTGAATTTGGTACGTATCATAAACTTGCTGGAGTAAGTACAGAACTTACTGTACAAGGATCGCCGACTGTTATATTCACTGTTACTACTGCCAATGCCGCAGCATTTGATTGTATGTACCAATTCAAAGACCCGCTGACTAATGTTATACGTTTTGGCTCTCTTAGAGTTGTAGCACAAGACAGTGACGACAGCGCAGGCACACTAAGTTACGTTGACGAATACACCGAGGACAATCCAAGTGCGATTGTGCTTGACGTAATACAAAGTGGTAGTACAATTAGTGTACGCTACACATCAACTGCCTCTGGCACATTTAAATATTCACTCGAGCATCTTGGCATTTAAAATACATGTGGGAACACCGTCCTGAGCAGCAACTAATCGCATGGAATCTCCTCCGCGAACAATGCAAACACGAAGAAAATCTCGACATAGCAATTTCTGCTGTGCACACTTGGTGGCAGGAATGCCCAACTAAACTACGATACTTACATTGGACATTGCCACAAGAATGGCCAAATCCTTGGGACTTGATTGCCGATGATATATACTGTGAGCTTGCAAAATGCCTAGGCATCAGTTACACCATCTTGATGCTGGGTAACAAGGATATCAATGACTTATGCATACAAGAAACAACAGATGGTTCTTATATAGTGTCGGTCAACCAGGGGAAATATATATTGAATTGGGATGTGTCTCGAGTGTTAAATATCAGTTCAATAGAACAAATGAATATACACAATAGCATGGATTCTGCCATGTTTGCACACAACATACGATAGGAAAAAGTTAATATGAGCATTCAAGTTTCGAAACGTGATGGTACTAAAGAACTATTAGACATTGATAAACTACACAAAGTTGTGTTTTATGCATGCGAGGGCATCACTGGAGTTAGTGCAAGCGAAGTAGAAATTAAAAGCCAGATTCAATTCTACAACGGCGTAACTAGTAAAGAAATTCAAGAAACACTCATCAAGGCAGCCGCAGATCTTATCAATGAAGATACACCTAACTATCAGTTTGTAGGTGGTAGATTGATCAATTATGCATTGCGCAAAGAAGTATACGGCGGATTCACCCCGTGGCATGTTAAGGAATTGGTAGATAAAAATACCAAAGCAGGGTTCTATGATCCTGAACTTGTTACTAAGTATACTGACCAGGAATGGGACAGGATCAATGCATTTATCAGACACGAGCGTGATGAAAATCTAACTTATGTTGCTATGGAACAACTACGTGGCAAGTACCTATGCCAAAATAGAGTAAGCGGTGAGATTTTTGAGACACCGCAGATGTGTTATGTTCTTATTGCAGCAAGCCTATTTCAAGATTACCCAGTTGATGCCCGGTTGAAATGGATAAAGGAATATTATGATGCCATTAGTTTACACGACATTAGTTTGCCTACTCCTGTTATGGCCGGTGTACGTACTCCGCAAAGACAGTTCAGTTCCTGCGTTCTTATTGAAACTGACGACAGTCTTGATAGCATTAATGCTACCAGCAGTAGTATTGTTAAATATGTAAGTCAAAAAGCAGGCATCGGCATCGGCGGTGGCAGTATTCGTGCTATCGGTTCACCTATTCGCAAGGGCGATGCTTACCATACAGGTATTATTCCTTTCTATAAAATGTTTCAAGCTGCGACCAAATCTTGCAGCCAAGGTGGTGTGCGTGGCGGCGCAGCAACAATATACTATCCTATTTGGCACCTAGAAGCAGAAGAAATGTTGGTGTTAAAGAACAACAAAGGCACAGAAGAAAATCGTGTTCGTCACATGGACTACGGCGTACAGTTCAACAAGCTAATGTATGAACGTCTAATTACAGGCGGCAATATTACATTGTTCTCGCCTGCTGATGTGCCTGGACTGTATGATGCGTTTTTTGCAGACCAAGACCGTTTCCGTGAACTATATGAAACAGCAGAACGTAACACAAGACTACGCAAAAAAACTTTACCAGCAAGTGAGTTGTTTGGTAGCTTCATGGAAGAGCGTAAAAATACTGGACGCATCTATCTACAAAACGTAGACAATGCCAATGACCACGGTGCATTTTTACCAGAAGTTGCACCTATTCGTCAATCAAACTTGTGTGCAGAAATTGATTTGCCAACTAAGCCACTCAAAGATCTCAACGACCCAGAAGGCGAAATTAGCCTATGCACATTGAGTGCAATCAATTGGGGCAACATTCGTACTCCAGCAGACTTCGAGCGTGTGTGTCGTTTAGCAGTGCGTGGGCTTGATGCACTACTAAGCTATCAGAACTATCCAATACTAGCAGCGCAGCTATCCACAGAGAAACGCCGTCCGTTAGGCGTTGGCATTATTAACTTTGCATACTGGTTGGCTAAGAATGATTTGAGTTATCAAAACATTACACCAGAAGGACTTGCACTTGTAGACGAATGGGCAGAAGCTTGGTCGTACTACTTGATCAAAGCTAGTGCCGATTTAGCAACAGAGTTTGGCGCACCCAGCGGCAACATGGAAACAAAGTATGGACACGGTGTTACACCTAATCAAACATACAAGAAAGACTTAGACGAATTAGTTCCGCATGTTGAGCGTATGGATTGGGAAGGACTGCGTGAACAGCTAAAAGCTACTGGCATACGCAACTCAACACTAATGGCTCTTATGCCAAGTGAAACAAGTGCACAAATTGCTAATGCTACAAACGGTATCGAGCCGCCACGTAGTCTTATTAGTGTAAAGCAATCAAAGCACGGTGTTCTCAAGCAAGTTGTACCAGAGTTTAAACGTCTAAAGAACAAGTATGATTTGCTATGGAATCAACAGTCGCCTGAAGGATACTTGAAGATTATGGCTGTACTACAAAAATACATCGACCAGGGTATTAGTGTGAACACTTCATACAATCCGGTACACTTTGAGGACGAAAAGATTCCAATGAGTACAATGTTGCAGCATCTATTGATGTTTTACAAGTACGGTGGCAAGCAACTTTATTACTTTAACACCAATGATGGCCAAGGCGAAATCGATGTAAGCAAGATGATGGGCGAAGTCGATCTTGAGCAAGTTGAAATAGATGACGAAGATTGCGAAAGCTGTACTATTTAAAACTTGACATGCTCTGCGTAGCATGTTACACTAACACAGACAGACACACAAAGAATAGGTAAAATTTTATGAGCGTTTTTAACACTGAAAACAATGCAGACCATACTAAAGTATTGGCATTTTTAGATCCGTCGGGCGGACCTACGATTCAGCGTTATGATACACTGAAGTATAAAAGTTTTGACGGACTTACAGACAAGCAACTAGGGTTCTTTTGGCGCCCCGAAGAAGTTGATGTAACCAAAGACAGTAAGGACTTTAAAGCTCTTAGCGACCACGAGCAGCATATTTTTACCAGCAATCTCAAGCGTCAAATTCTATTGGATAGTGTACAAGGCCGTGCACCAGTAGAAGCATTTGCTCCTATTGTAAGTTTGCCCGAAATTGAAAACTGGATTCAAACATGGACATTCAGTGAAACAATCCACTCACGTTCATATACACACATTATTCGCAATGTGTACAACAATCCAAGTAAAATCTTTGATGAAATGATGGACATTGAAGAGATTGCTGATTGTGCAGGTGACATTTCTAAATATTACGATGGTTTGATTGAAATGAGTAGCTGGTACAATTTGCTAGGAGAAGGCACACATAAAGTCAATGGTAAGAAAGTTGTAGTTGATCTTTACGAGCTAAAGAAACTGTTGTGGCTCACACTAATGAGCGTTAATATCCTAGAAGGTGTACGGTTTTATGTGTCGTTTGCTTGTAGCTGGGCATTTGCAGAAATGAAGCAAATGGAAGGCAATGCTAAGATTATTAAATTAATTGCACGTGATGAAAACTTGCACTTAGCAAGCACACAGATGTTGCTTAAAATACTTAAAAAAGATGATCCAGATTACGCAAAGATTGCAGAAGAAACTGAAGAAGCTTGTATTCAAATGTTTGTTGAAGCAGTTGATCAAGAGAAAGCCTGGGCTGACTACTTATTCAAAGACGGCTCAATGATTGGTTTGAATGCCGAACTACTAGGACAGTATATCGAATGGATCTGTACACGACGAATGACCAATGTAAATCTCAAAAGTCCGTATAGTGTAAAAAACAATCCGTTACCGTGGACACAAAAATGGATCAGTGGATCAGAAGTACAAGTGGCGCCACAAGAAACAGAAATTACATCGTACGTAAGTGGCGGCACAAAACAAGATGTTGGCGCTGATACATTTAAAGGATTCTCATTATGATTGAAATCTACGGTAAAGCACAATGTCCATTTTGTGATCAAGCAAAAGCATTATGCGAACAACGTCAATATAATTACAAGTACTTTCAACTTGGCACAGACTTCGATCGCGAAGAAATATTATCAATGTTTCCGGGTGCAAAGACTTTTCCGCAAATTAAAGTCAATGGAAAAAAAATTGGCGGCTGGTCGGACTTTCCGCAGTATTTAGAAGAAACAAATTATACTGGTACAGGAGAACATTCGTTATAATGGCATTACGTAAACCTCGAGCAACTAAAACTAAAATGAAAGTTGCTGCTAAAAAAGCAACTAAAATTGGAAAGAAACGCAAAAAATGATCATTGAAACACCGTATAAAACTGGAGACACAGTTTCTTTTAAATTATCATCAGGTGAAGAATTAGTAGCACGGTTAGATGCCGAAAGTGCTACATCTTATACTTTAAAAAAGCCAATGTGCTTGATTGCACAACAGCAAGGTTTAGGGTTAGCACCGTTTATGTTCGGTGTAAATCCTGAAGGAAAGTTTGTATTGCAAGCACATGCTGTAAGTTGTGTTGCAAAAACAGAAGCAGATATTGCTAAACAATATTTGGCAACCACTTCGGGTATTGTACCGGCCTAAAAACTCACCATAAATACTGTTGTAATAGTGAGGATGAATATGCCACAGGCAGTAAGAATAGGTGATGCAAACAGCATGGGCGGTATTGCAATAGGCCCGGGTGCATTAAGTGTGCTAATTAATGGTCAACCGGCGTGCCTTGAATTTACACCGGTTAGCCCACATCCGTGTTGTGGCCCAGGACCTTGTGCAAAACATTGCACTGCAAAAACCTCACTGGGATCGCCTAGTGTTTTGGCAGAATTTCAAACAATTAACTTTGTTGGCAATGTTGACTCGTGTTTTGACAGTCGCACACAGGGTAGCCCAGACGTAATAATTGGTGCAATGTGATATGACAGTTACATCAATGACATTAACAGCAGGCGCAAGTATGCTTGCCAACGGCAGTGACCCAACCATTGGTGCTAAGCCGATAGCCAGTAATGCCGGGGTAACGTTAAACTTAGTCGATAGCACAACAGGATTGACTGGTGATCCAACGTTGTATAGCATGAATTATTACACTGTGCAAATACAAAGCATTCAGAGCACACTGTATGATGTAACAGCCAAAGTAGCAAACCTGGCCAATACATACATAAATGAATTTAGTAGTATGACCAATGGCCTTGGTGATAACGTGTTTTCGGCACCTTTTGATTTGTATTCTGGTAATGCGTATGCAGTGATGCACACAGACGATAGTGTTGATAGCGTGTTAACATTTGGCCGTACTGAAAGTGCCAATGTGTTAGGCGGGGCAATTAATAGTGGTGAAATCGAAGGTGATGCTAGAACGTTTGCCACAGCACTTACTGGTTCAATTTCTTTTGTACAAAACAGCAACCAATCTATTAATGCTGCTAACAACAGTGCAAATGCTTTTACAGGCGGCACGTTTGCAGGAATAGACAGTGTTGCAAGTGGTGCATTAAGTGGAGTCAACTTAGCTGGACCGGCATTTGGTGCTGACTGCTCGTTGTTAGGTACAGTTATTAACTTTTCGGCAATACCAAACTTGGGTAGCCCAGGGCAGATGTTGAGCAACATGTTAGACGCAGGCACCTTGGGTCCTATGTATGAACAATTATCCAAAGTAGTACTAAGTCCAAGACTTGCTGCAACACTAGGTGCAACCCCTCCGCCAACAACAAATATTTTGCTAGGAAGTCTCGGGCTTGATTTAAACAATCTTGCTAGAGTTGGGGCAGGGTTACCACAAGGCATTCAGGAGCAAATCTACATAGCATTTGCAACATTGTCAACAGATGATGTGTCTCAAGTTAAAGCTATTTTAAAATGCACTCAGGTAACTGTTGTTGCTGGCAGTGATTTGTTTGATCCTACAAAACTGTTTCCGACAAGTTTTCAGACACTAACAGCACCAGTGCGCACAGGCAAACTTGGTACTAGGGCTATCTACGTAGATAGTAGCGGAAGTGTTAATCCTATTTTTAGTGATTTAGGTGTTAGGCTAAATGGGATGATTCCAGACAACTTGGCAGTTGCCAATGGCGCATTGTCATTGAGTTTAGGACAAATCAAAGGTATCGAAGCAACAGATATTCCTACATTTACTGGTGCTGCTAGCAATCTTGAAACAATGAAAGACTTGCCGGATATTCAAAACTTAACAACATATATACCTGCCGGTGTCGCTGAGTATTGGCAAGACTACTACGGAGTGCAAAATAATATACAACTTGCAACCGGGCCAAGTGCTAACTTTACAATCGCTGACTGTATTGGGTATGCTGCTGGTTATAATAGCGCAGCACCGTTGCAACAAAATTACGACTTGTTAACTACAATGAACGCTAACGGTGATCTTGATGTATTTTACAAGGACGATGGTTCAAGCAGTGCCGATACTGGAGTGTTGGTTGTTCTTGAATACTTAATAGACGGCACATATGTTAGTGGACCAAATTGGGTTATACCAGTAGGAGTATATGGCGCAGGAACGTATAGTTCATTTGCTGATGCATACACAGCCGTTATCACTGCCGCTGTGTCACTTATGCAAAGTGTTTATTCCGGTAATACAACAGCGCAAACAGTACAAGCAAATTTCAAACGCATACAAGAACAATTAGCACGAGAAAAGTTAATTCGTGCAAAAATGGATATGACAGTGTCGGCATTAGTGCCAAGCGAAAACAATGCTATATCACTGAGCAACAGTCTGCCAGTGTATGCACTGGATACAACCAGCGGTGGTACAAGCGAATACCTTGAAAGAATAATGAACATTGATTCACTTGGCGGACAAGCTGCAATTGCGGCAATGAGAGAATCTCGCAACACCAACAATTTGGATGCAGCACATTTGCAACAAGACGGCGGCCTAAATTTAACCCCGCCACTTAATCCGGGCGCACTTAGTTCGTCACAATACACTGAAGACGAAGCGAGTGCTATAATTGTAAAATAGTGGTTGACATTAATACACATAAATGTTATATTGTATTATGTTTTAAAAGGAGCATCACTATGATTAAACCAGCAATCTTTGTTGTGTGCGGCATTATTGGGTATAGTTTATACACAGGTGCGTCGATAACAGATATAGTAGATACAAGTCAGCACGTAGTACATACCATTGCTACAAATGTTGCCGATGCAACAGATTGATCAATCTATAGTAGAAGCTGAGATTAGGCGGCGCATAAGATTATCAGTTGCAGCGTATGCATACGAGTACAAAAATGACTCGATTATGTCTGATGCGTTGTTTGACGAAATGTCTAATGCTGTTGACACTAGTGTGATCACTGGCAACCGTAAAATGGACAACTTCTTTAAAAAACATTTCGAACCTGCAACTGGTATGTGGGTCCGAAAACATCCAAATAAAGCAGGATTGGAAAACATATATCAACGATATTTTACAAAGACATAGTAAATACAATTTCATTCGCACGAAAGTATAAGTAATACGTTATGTTTATGGCTCTCTTAGTTCTTTTTGTTGCACTTAGTTTAAGTGCTATTGCTGCGTATTACAGCATTGTCGGCTTGGCTGCGATCTTTGCATCTGCTATTATTCCTATTGTTATAATGGGAAGTGTATTAGAGGTTGCAAAACTTACAGTTACGGTATGGTTACACCAGAATTGGCAACGTGCTAGCTATATAATGAAATTTTATATGGTGCCTGCTGTTCTTGTTCTTATGTTTATTACAAGCATGGGTATTTTTGGTTTTTTGAGCAAGGCACACATTGAACAAACTAGCGCAGCAGAAGAACAGGCAGCACAACTGTCACGCATGGACGAAGAAATAATTCGCCAACAAGACATTATTACCAGAGCTAATGCAAGAATCGCCAAGGGCGAAGCAGATGCTAACAAACAAGATGTGGGCATCCAAGATAAAATTGATAGAGAACAAGAGCGTATTAATAGTGCATACACCAGACGTCAGCCTAGCATTGATGAACAACAAGCTATTATTACTGCACAAGAAAACGCACTACTAAATCGTGTAGCAGTGTATGAAGATGAAATTTCTAGTCTAGATACAGATTTATCACGACTAAACGATGTAATCAGTGACTTTAGAAATGCATTAGAAAGTGCCAGTGTTGCAAGTGTTGAAGAACAAATACAACCTTACCTATTACAAATTACACAACTAGACGCAGACTTGGAGCGAATTAACACACAAGCAAATGAATATGAAGCAAGGATCAGCGAAGTAGAAGCTGATAACAGTGCAGTTAATAGTTTAAAATCACAAATTGCTGCAATTGAAGAAAACATTGTTGTAACTACAAATAAATTACAAAGTACAGAACGTGCTAAAGTACAAGAAGGGCAAGCAATCATTGGTGTAACCGGTGACGGGCTGTTCGGCGGCAATACACGTAGAGCATTAGCAACATGGGTAGACGCACAACAGTCACGAATTGCACAATTACAAACACAAGAAACAGATCTAAGAACACAAGCACAAACAGTAGCTAACGACGAACGTACTAGACTCAGCGAACTAGTTACAGAATTGCGTGGCACACAAACAGTCCGTATTGACACTCGCAAGCAGGTATTGCTAGACACCATTGATCGTATACGAGCAGATGCTGTTACTGGATTAGCAACTCAGCGTAAAAACATACAAAGCAAAATTGATAATGTGTTGAACATAGACATTCCGGGCAACAGAGAGGCACGAAAAAACGCCCAGGACATTATCACTGAACTGCGTAATAAAGAAGATCCTAGAATTGAAATTGCTAGAGCAGAAATTTCTAGTATACGTGCAGTTGCAGAAGAAGAAATTGCAAACAGTCAGGCAATCATTAATCGTTTGAGAGCGCAAATACAAGTAGGCGATAATGTCGACCTTGACACATTAATTGATGAACAGCAAGAGCGTATTAGAGTTGCTAACAGTGAAATTGATGCTATAATTGAAACTAAGTTTGCACTTGAATCTGAGGTGCGCAAGCTAGAAGCAGAAGTAGGACCAATTAAGTACATTGCGCAATTAATCTATGGTGAGGACACCAATAGTAATGTGTTAGAATCTGCTGTTAGATGGGTTATTATCTTAATTGTTTTTGTATTTGATCCACTTGCAATTATGATGTTGTTAGCTGCAACAGAAACTTTTAGCTGGAGGCAAAAAGAAAGACTGCCCGCCTTAACAATTGTTAATAAAACGGTCTCCGACGAACTACCCAAGGAAAATAAATTAAATGAAGAAATACAAGCGTTTGAGACCGTGCCAGAATCTGATATTAGCAATCAAAAAGAAGATCCAGCACAAACAGATAAAAAAGAACCGCACTTCGGCGATAACATTGCAGAAGAAGTTGACTCAGTTAGAGGAGAGACTGGAGAAGATAGAGAAGTCGGTGCTAAATCTGATCAATCTCCTAAAGAAATAGCAGTACATGTTGAGCGCATTGTTTTTCCAAAGTACGAAGAAGAATTTGAACTTAAATTTGAAGATGTAAGCGCACAGACACTAGCAGAAGAAGAACGCAAAGATTACGAAGCAGCAAGAGCCCAATTGGTTGCAGATAATGTTCCGCCTACCATAGAATTTGAACTACCTGCTACCACTCCTCCTTTACCGGACGAGGCTATAGCAGCATATAAAGCAGCTGACTATGAGGATCAAAGAACTGATGAAATTATAGTAGTCGAAGGCGATGAAGATGAAAAACAAGCTAAACGTATCTGGAAACGACTTAATCCAGATTTAACACTTAAAGATCAAGAACAAAAATTTGCCCAGAAACAGATAGACGTATTACCTTGGGCCCAGTACCTAGAACTAAGTGACAATGAAATTGAAACAAACTACACTACAGTTGAATTTGGTACAGTGTTTCCTGACAGAGCAGTTAAAGGTGATACTTACATTAGGGTTGACTACCTTCCAACTAAGGTATTCAAATGGAACGGCTCCATTTGGATTGAAATTGATAAAAACAATTCAGACACATATGCATACAACGATGCATATATTAAACACTTGATTGAAAAACTTGGATCCGGAGAGTATGATCCAGAATTACTAAATGACGTAGAACGCAGCCAACTTGAACAACAACTTAGAGACCAGGGAATTTAAATGACCGAAAATACCAGTGTAGTCTACGAAAAATGCAATTTTTGTAATAAAGATAAAAATAGTGTAACAAAGCTCATAGTTGGCGATAATGTTGCTATATGCAATGAGTGTGTGGAGCTATGTGGAGACTTACTACAAGAAATAGCAAGTAATACAATAAATGCAAATGATGTCAATGATATAAATCCTGTTGAGTTAAAAGAATTCCTTGACAAATACGTGATTGGGCAAGAAATGGCAAAAGTTGTGCTTTCGGTAGCAGTTGCTAACCATTACAAAAGAATTAATAACACATCAACAGAAATAGAATTAGATAAAGCCAACATATTATTGCTTGGGCCAACAGGCTGCGGTAAAACATTGCTAGCAAAAAGTGTAGCAAGGTTTTTAGATGTACCATTTACAATTGCAGATGCAACTTCTATCACTGAAGCTGGATATGTTGGCGACGATGTTGAAACATTGATCAGCAAGTTGTTGAATTCAGCAAACGGAGATGTTGAAAAGGCACAACGAGGTATTGTGTTTTTAGACGAAGTTGACAAGATATCACGCAAAAGCGAAAGTTCGTCGATTACTCGTGATGTCAGTGGCGAAGGTGTGCAACAAGCATTGCTTAAACTAGTAGAAGGCACAATTTGTCGTGTGCCGGCTGGTAATGCTGGTAGGAAAAATCCGCAAGCAGAAATGATTGAAGTAGATACTAAAAATATATTGTTTATTGCAGGCGGGGCGTTTGTTGGACTCGAAGATGTAGTAAAACGCAGGGCATCGTCTAACTCGGGTATCGGCTTTGGTGTTACAATCAAGGACAACACACCTGGTAGCCTGGGTGATATTGAACCCGACGATTTGGTAAAATTTGGATTGATCCCAGAATTTGTAGGACGTTTTCCAACTAGTGTGGCTCTTGAACAATTAACCGAAGACCAGCTAGTGTACGTACTTACTGAGATACGCAACAGTTTAGTAGCACAATACACATACTTGTTTGAAACTGACGGTGTTACGTTAACATTCAGTGTAGATGCATTGCGTGAAATTGCACAAAACGCACATAAACGCAAAACAGGTGCACGTAGTTTGCAAGCTGAATTGGAAAGAATTCTAATGCCGCATATGTATAGTCTTAAAGAATATGCTAACAGTAAAATAACCCAAATCGAAATTACGCCCGAGTTGGTAAACAATCCACAAAAACTAGCAGCCTAGCACTAAAAAACGGTTGACTTTGCTGCACGAGATGTTATACTTAATGTAACAGTTAAGGAGAGACATTGATGCAACACGCAAGATCTAAACTCGTAGCAGCCCTATTAGCAACCACTGCCCTTAGTGCATGTGGCGGCGGAGGCGGCGGCGGACAGCCAGCAACATCGGCAGGGGCAACTCCTAGTAATCCAAGTAGCCCTTCGCCTAGTCCTAGTCCAATTGCTTGGTTGTATGCTCTTCCAGTATACCAAGGCACAATTGATCCACTAGCAGGCGGCGCTACTAGTGTGTATTCTGTATACGATTCCTACATCAGCGATTTAGATGGCGACGGTGCTAGCGACGATGTTGTGTTTGCCGGTAGACAGACGGCAACAAATGATTATAACAATTGGGTGAGCAGTCGAATAAACATAATGAGTTTTGAAAACGGTAGTTTGGTTGATAAAACATCTCAATGGTTCTCTGGTGACGATAATATAATATTAGGTACTGAGCCTGATATCGAGTTTACAGACTTTTTTAAAACAGGCCGAAATGATATGTTTGTAGGCCACAGCACCGATAACAGTGTTGTGTATGGGCCAGCAAATGTATTCCGCAATGACGGTAGTAATTTTACTAAAATTTCAATTCCCACCGTGGGTATTTGGTCACATGATAGTGATGTTGGCGACTTAAACAACGACACATACGATGATATTATTATGACAGACTATGGTCCAAACACAACAATTGCTCTTAACAACACAGTTGACGGGTTTACTACATACATAGATCCATGGAACACCAGTGGGCATCTTCGCAGCGGAGGATCAGGCGTAACCATTGGTGATTTCTTAGGAGATGGTGGCAACAACGAAATCATCATAACTGATGCCAATTGTCCGTTGTCTTATCTCAACATAGATGGATGTAGTAGTGCTAATTCAACTAAGATGTACAGCGTAGACTTTACTAATCCGCAAGGGTGGAACGGTCGAGAGGGTGAGGCTGTTGTAGAATACACATTTATTAAAGACTTGCCAGCAAGTTTAAATATAACTGGAACTGATCACCAGGTGCGTGTAGTTAACTACGATTTCAACGAAGACAACATCGACGATGTTATGGTGTTTGCTCGTTCATCGGATGTGTTCCGAGAATTTAGTGACATACAGTTTCTACAAAACAACGGCACTGGAGACTTCAGTGATGTTACAAGTGATATTCTAAGTGGGTATGACACTAACAGCCACAGCACATACCAACCCAAGTTCTTTGATATCAATGGCGACGGGAAGGAAGACATTCTTGTGTCGGCTGGAGACTTCGGCGGAGCTAACGACAGCCATCAGTTCTTGATTAAAACATCAGACAACAAATATGTTGCTGCACATCAAAACACATTAACAAATTTTATCACTGATTCAACAAATACACATGGTGGCAGTGCTAACAGTAGCGGTAACACAGTTAATGTGTTCAAAGGTGATGATGGTAATGACTATCTTGTAACATACATACCATATATGAACGGATCAGATAGACAAATGGCTGTGTTTATGAGCCAAATAGATGGATCAACAATTGCAGCAGGCACAGCTAAAAGCATGTTGCAGGAAGAATGGACTTATCTAAGTGATGCTGATGCAACACAAGCACTAATTGCCAGTGGCACAACATATGCAGGCGGCAATATCATTGACATCAAATCGGCATTTAATCCACTAGGGGGATTGTCACTAAACGGATCAGCTCTAAGTGGCAACATCACTGGACTAAACATCGGTGAAGTATCTGGAGTAGCAACCGACACTATTGGTCGAGGCTATACAGTTGATCTAAGTCAATCAACTGTAGACAACAAAACCACAATGTACAACACATTACAAAATGATGGTAGTGTATCATTGAGGAATGGCGATATAACAATTAGTTTCAACCTTGATTCTAATGAAATAGCACTTGGGCATAGCATGTATAGCACAGGTAACTTTGATTATAGTGTTTATGCAACAAATATGAAAAACAACCCTTGGTTGGACTTTAATGGGGTTTGGGGAGATGTTAAGAGTAGCACAGTTATTGACAACGTTGCAAGTTATGCTAAAGATAAGTTTGCATTCACAGGTAGCGTAATGCACGTGAGTACTGATATCACACCTGGATTGGTTACAAATGTTTCAACACAAACAGGAGTGTGGGCCGAAGCAAGCTACACTAATGGCGGGCTACAAGCGTTTGCTGGCATACACCCAGTTGCACTCAGCGGTAATGTTAGCACAAGTATTCCTACTAGCATTGACAGTGACGGAACAACACAGTACACACAACAACAATTTGGTATGCCATCAGACGTAAATGCATATGCTAGAATTGAATACACCACTGCATACAACAATGGCGACATAAAGTTAGGTGCAGCAATGAGCCAATCAGGCAATAATACAGCTGAAGTATCATACAGCATTAAATGGTAAATTGATATATTGACATTATTGGTTGTATCGTGTATAAATAATATTGTAGGTTGCTAAACAGGGCCTACAATTTTAAATCTTGCTTTTATAAAGGAGAAACAAAATGACAAGACTTACCTCACTAGACCTCACCCCATTTTATCGCAACGCAGTTGGATTTGATCAACTTTTTGATCGTATCACTAACAACATTGACAGAGCAACTTCTAATGGCGCTGTGCAAAATTATCCCCCATATGATATTCTTCGCACAGGAGAAGAAACTTATCGTATTAGACTAGCAGTAGCTGGTTTTCAAATGGCAGATATCAATGTTGAACTGAAAGAAGGTGTGCTATCAGTTACAGGAAAAACAGATTCCGACGATGAGTGCGAATTCCTGCACAAAGGCATTAGCACCAGGCCTTTTATCCGCACATTCAACTTAGCAGACTATGTAGAAGTTAAAGCGGCAACATTAAAAGATGGAATTCTAAAGATTGATCTTGAGCGAATCGTCCCAGAAGTAATGAAGCCAAAAGTTATCGACATAACAGTTGAAACCTAACTTTTGTAATAAGTACATAAAATTGGTATGCAGGGCATCTATTGCTCTGCATACACTATAAAAAATAAGGACTGTTATGAGCCAAATTGAAACAAAAAGTAAAGTAGAAACAACCATTTTTCTTAAAGAACCAACGCTGTTCAAATTAATCTACATCAATGACAACCAAACTTCGCAGGAGTTTGTTATCCACACACTAGTTGATATTTTTAATTACACTGAAGCAACTGCTGAAAATTTGACATTAGACGTACACGAAACAGGATCAGCAGTAGTAGCAGTTATGCCATATGAAATAGCCGAACAAAAAGGAATTGAAGTTACTCTACTTGCCCGTGCTAATGGATATCCATTGCAAGTTAAGATTGAGCCAGAAAGTTAATCTAACTGATGTTAATTTCAATACGTTTAGGATAGTACACAGTTTTGCACCAATCAGTGCCACTACGTCCTCTACAATTATTTACATATCTTATGTTATCAATGGTTGTATCAACATCACTGTGATAATGCCCAAAACACCATGTATGAACTTTATTTTCATGGTCTTCGTCAAGGCAACGAGATAACATGCTATTGCCAGTGCAGTTTAATGCATGAGTACCTTCTAGCTCAACATCGTGTTCAATTAACCGCACATTGGGCACATAATGTGTAATCAATACTATTTTTCTAACATCGTGATGTGTCTGTAGTTTACTAACTGTTTTACACAAGAATCCAGCATCACTAAGTGACAATGCTTCTATTTGTTGCCCAGCATACATACTAACACCGTATCTTTCTTCCAGCCAGCGTTTACTGTCTTGATAGGAAAGGTCGCAATCGAAATCAAAACCAGTCCACCCATTAACACCTACAAATGCAACACCATCAACTACTACAGAATTATCTTGCAACCAAACAACATTATGAATACCGCTAATGTCAGATCTTAAAGATTCGTAACTTTGTCCTAGGTTTTCTAACTCCCATCTATGTTCATCATTGCCGTCGACGAATATGACAAGTTTATAATGAGATGATAGCTCTTTGAGCACAGGTTTAAGATCACTGCGCTCTCTACTAATATCACCGGCAACTACAGCATACAAGCTAGTAGCTTTGCCTTCCCAATTAAAAGGTTCTTCCCACGTATCTACGTGAAGATCAGAAATTAAATCAAAGTGTATTTTCATTGCATAATTACTTACACAAGGAGACACCAATGCACATTATTTTCGGCGACGAAGTTGCAAACAATATGAAAAGCAAATATACAATTTTACCACTTGACGATATGAAAATAGGCGATTCACCGGTTGTAACTGCATATTGCGTAATTGAAGACATTCCAGTAACCGAAATTGCAGAATTAGACCGTGTGACAAATTTACACACCAAACTAATTGAAAATTATAAAAAGCCCGACTTTAATTTTTGTGAACAAGCACTTGAGCACCTTAAAGGTAAATGGGGCAAACAGTTGGATAGTTTTTACGATGTAATGTCGGACAGGATTGTTAAATACAAAGACACAGATGTATCCTATTGGGACCCTGTGGTTTACAAATAGGAAATTAAAATGTGGGAAATGATTCAAAACATGGCGGGAGACCGTACATGGATTTATACTAGTATAGTAGGCAGCATACTTGGAGCTGCATTTTTAACATATTTAAGCACAACAAGAATAGGACTATGGGTGTATGCTGCGTTTGATCGTATGCTTGATTATTTAGTAGAACAATGGGGACTAAATTGGTTTGAACAACCCGAAGATGCATGGCGCAAAAAGTATCCGCATGTAACTAAAAAGATAGACGAACTAGAAGCACGTATTAAAAAATTAGAAAAGAAAAAGTAGCATGACAGACAGCGAAATTGCAATTAAATTACACGATATTGCTCGTACTGTAGAATCAATGGGTACAGCAAACTTGAATGCAAAACAAATGCGTGAAATTGCAGATAGATTTGTAGAACTTACAAAAAAATAAATTGAATAAAACACATATTTCGGTTGACAACTGTATTTGTATATGCTATAAAGTATGTATAGAAAGCAAAAATGAAAGTGTACAACATGCAAAATTATATCACACTCCGTAATGTAGTCGAAGCTGTAGCAGATCGTGCTGAAAATCTCAATGAAGATTACAGCATCAATTGGAACTTTGTTGATGCTGATGCGTACACTGCATGCCGTGACGATTTTGCAAGCGAAGAATTGTTTTACGAAGCGTTTGACGAAATTGCAGGAAACATCATTGCTCAACGCAGTGAAGAAGCAGCAAGTGAACGTGAATACGAAATGTTTGACGGAATGGAGGCTTAAGCCATGGAAGTTATTATGATCTCATTGTGCATTGCAATCTGCGGTGTTATTATCGGTTACATTGTTGGTTATAATCATGGAGGCAAGGATATGGATCGTGCATATAAAGACGCCTACAACATCAAAGATTATCGATAAAAAACATTACCGCTCCTGTAGCTCAGTTGGTTAGAGCGCCCCGCTCATAACGGGTCGGTCGTAGGTTCGAGTCCTACCGGGAGCACCAATAATATGGGTGAAGTGTTAATGGTTGCACGTCGGATTCCAAATCCGAAAGACAGAGTTCGATTCTTTGCACCTATGCCAATTTTAAAGAGGTCTATATGAAATATCTAACTGACGGCAAAAGACATTTGATATGTGATCCCTATTCGATAGAAAATCTTCATCGAATGGCAGATGATCTAGGTATCAAGCGTTGTTGGTTTCATAAAGATCACTACGACATACCGAAGCGCAGGATCGAAGAAATAGAAGCTCGATGTGAGATTGTGTCGAGTAGAGAAATAGTGAAATACACTCATAAACGAAATACACTCCTATAGCTCAGTTGGTTAGTAGCACAGCGCTCATAACGCTTTGGTCCTTGGTTCGAGTCCAAGTGGGAGTACCAAATATTCGCTATGTAAGAGGTCGACATCTTACGTAGAGAGAACGCTGCCTCTGCCGTGGGACCTCGGTGGATGATCAGGTAAGTTCATTCTTACCGCAGGGGTAAAAGCCCTAAATGAGGTCTCAGAGATAGAATAGGCAGCGGCAACTGCCTTGGTTAGGAGACTATCGTTTGTGACTTTGCCGAGTTGCAGATAGATAGACTGTTTCGTCTAGTCAGGAAGGACACCAGGCGAACGCCGGGAAACACAGGTTCGAATCCTGTAACAGTTTTGCTCCTAACCAGAAATAAAGCGGGTATAGCTCAGTTGGTAGAGCGTCAGATTTCCAATCTGAATGTCGTCGGTTCGAATCCGTCTGCCCGCTCCATTAATACTTTCTAGGGCTGCAAACCAGATAGTATGTGCAGGCAAGCATCGGGTCGCCAAGTTCGAACAAGGGTTTGTAGTAGAGAGTGACAAACCAGAAACCCTGAAACACCCAAAGCCGAAAGGTGAGTACGCTGTTAGGTCACTCAATAAGAGACCCGCACAAAGGTCTACCACTATCTTTGATAGGATACACGGATGTTTACGTGTTGAGGCAGGTTGATCGCTGTCAAGGGAATTATTAGGGAACTAGGACAGGCTTCGGCTCCTCCTTGTGTATAGCCACAA